TTTGTAAGTGATCCAAGGATGACCTGTTTCAAATAAATTGGTCAACAAATGGCGCCATACCTGAATAGCCGGAAGTTGGAAATCATATTCACCAGCGGCTTCTAGTTCTTCATAGCGTTTAACGAAATCTTCGCCGTAAAGTTCATGCAATTCAGGGAAGCGTTTAGGCGAGAAGAAAGACCACATGGCATTTGGATCTTCTTTGCGTTCGATCAAGAGATCAGGAACCCAAGCGGCAGGGAATACGTCATGAGCACGGCGGCGGTCGTCACCAGATTCTCTTTTAAGCTCACAAAACGCCATAAAGTCTGGATGCCAAGCTTCTAAGTATGGGGCAACCGAACCCTTACGTTTACCGCCTTGGTTTACGGCAACTGCGGTATTGTTCTGGACCTTGATATATGGAACTACACCACTTGAAATACCATTGGTTCCAAAAATTAATTCATTTTCACCGCGTACTGGCGTCCAGTCTGTACCAATACCGCCCGCAAACTTAGAAAGTAACGCCGTTTCTTCAATTGCTCCAAAAATAGAAGCAAAGCGGTTATCACCTTCATCAGCAGCAATGGTGTCTGAGACTTGGTTCAGGTAACAGCTTGATAACTGAGGATGTAACGTACCAGCATTAAATAGGGTTGGGGTAGAGGAGACGTATTCTAATTTCGAATAAAGCTCATAATAAGCCAGCGCTACAGAAGTACGGATTTCAGGTTTTTCTTTTAAGGCAACACCCATTGCTACACGCATCCAGAAATGCTGTGGCAATTCGATAATATTACCCGACATATTGCCTGTTTCTTTCTCTAGGCGAATATCGCGATTGGCACGAATAAAGTAACGGTCGGCTAATGTATCAAGCCCTAAGTAGTGGAATGATAAGTCCCGCTCAGGCTTGATAGCGGCATTAATGCGCTCAAGGTCATAGTTTAAAAGTTCAGGGTCCAGCAGTTTTAAAGAAACGCCTTTTTCTAAATAATCTTTGATATGAGGATACTGAAAGCCACCACCGCTGACTTTGCCGTTTTCACCGCATACGGTTTTATATAAATCTAACAGCAATAAACGCGCAGACACCAAAGATGCATCAGCTTTGGTTGCAGACACTAACTTAGCAGCGCCTTTAATTAATGCCTGTTGAATGTCACTGGTTTTGATACCGTCATAAATTAGTAAAATTGCCTTATCAATCACTTCTTGCGATTCGACCGACGTTCCATCTACAGCCCAGTTGACTGCTTTTTCAATTTTTGATGGTGAAAAAGGTTCTGTCGCGCCATTTCGCTTGGTTACGTTCATATCGTTTCCTTAGTTAGTGAATTACCACTCAACGATGCCGTTTAGTGGGGTTTTGGGTTTAGAAGATTTCTCTTCTTTTGGTTCTAAATTCGTGTCTTGCTTTGCTTGTGGTTTTTTCGCAATGTCTGAGTGATCAGTGTATTCATTTGCATAAAACTTATTGATTACACGCTTCTTCATTGCGTCAGCCACCTTGTTGATCTCTGCTTCTATCCTCGCTTTCTCTGCGGCTTTTCTGATAGTTAGCAAAATATCTTCGCGCGATGAGTCTTTGAATTGTTCACGCTGTATTTCGGTATTAATTCGGCGAGCATGTTCAGCAACCTTGTTCCAGTTTATGCCCTGCATTGCTTCCTTCGTAGCTCTCGCCATCCCCTCTAAACTAGAAAAATCTTTGCTCATGTGAACCTCGAAAGATCATAAGCGCTTACTCATGCAATTATAGTAAGCGCTTACTAATAATTAAATGCAAAATTTAAATTTTTTCTGCACGAGTAGCTAAAAATGCATTCCGCATCATGCCAGCAGAAAACCTAAATTCATCGGTATTAATGCCAGCCTTGATCGCAAATGTCGCGTCAGCCAAATGCTCATTACTTTCTTTCAATAACATTTCCCCATTTCGCTTGTGCATTAGCCACTTGGCTTCTGGATGTTCTGTAAAGGCAGCTTCAATCATTTCGTGCTTGGTGGCTGTTTTAATGCCCGTACCGGCGAGTTTTACTTCAAACGGGGTTAATTGAATCATCGGCACTGGACAAGCTGACAAAATACCGATGCAAATTCCATAAGAAGACATGGCTCTTGCGGTTTGTGATCCAGTTGGTATCTCTGCGAAAGCAAATGTCACCTTATGTTTGTTGATCATATGCATCATGCCGTCATGCAGGATTTTGGCACGTCTTAGATCATCCGAGTTCTTACGTACAGTCTTTTTGGTTTCCTTGCTGCTTTCGGTTTGGGCCAACATCATGTCCTTAATTTCGAAAGGATAGTCATCGTTTGAAATGTCGATTTCAGCAACGACTAATCCGAAGTTTCTTAAAGATGGATCGATTCCGATGGCTTTAATTTTCATACAAACTCCCAAGTCTGATATGTTCCGACGTTTTCGAATAAATTAATTAAATAAATAATTAAAATATTCTCGGTTAAAGATATTTATATATTCGTTAGTGACGGAATTACCCATGTCACCCAAGTTGCGGCTTACCATGATTCAATACCACGGTTTGCATACGCTCTTTTAAATTCCTCTCTGCGTTTTATCTCGGCGTATTTGTCCATGATCAGGTTAATTGACACGATGGCATTGACGAGATCATTGGAGTCCGTATCAATCTTCCGCAGAATTAGTTCCTGGTAATCTTCCGAATCTAGGATGTAATCATCTTCGGTTTCTCGATAGGAAAAGAACCGGACTAGGAATTCCAAGACTGCACGCTGAACGTTGGCTGAATTATTTGATTGTGTTTGCGGTAGCGGGTCTAAAAAATGATGGGTAATGTTCCTATCCGTTAAATCGAGTTGCACGGTAGCTGTTGGCGCATATACATTTGGTTCAGCTAAAAATCTGATGATTAACGCATTGTTGTCGGCATTGACTCGTAAATCCCACAACAGCATATTTTCCCCGCCTATTGCCGTCATGGGCACATGATCTTTGAAATAAGCGCTGTGCGAATTAAGGACACGCTCACCGTCAAAGATCATCGGTCGAGGAACTGAAAAAATCAGGTTATATGGATCCGTCTCTGCTGATAGGGCATCAGAAATGTAATGCATGAAATTACTGTGTCTGTTGCCCGTAGAGTCGATTTCGCGTGTAATTTTTACCTTGTCATAAATCTCTTTGATGTAGTGTTCGGCTTGTTCAGCAAACTCGTTGAGGACGACAAAAATCTCGCCTTCCATTTCCTCCTTCAGCAAAGCGTCTTGTCTGATTTCTTCTTCGATGGAATCTTCCAGCATTTGCAAATCTTCATCTGAAAATTCACTCTCAAGCATTTGCTCGAATGCATCTAATTGCTCATCTTTTTGCGTCATGTTGCGCCTCTTGAATTAAATGACTCAAATGTACGTTTGACTATGAAAAGGCGCTAAAAACTACGTTTTGTAGCTTCTAGCGCTTTATGCCTTATGCTGCCTTGAGGTTGTCTCCTGAAACCGTTGAAGTACCTTCTTTCTTGGTCACTTCGATGACCAAATCTACCCAGTCCTTTAACCCGCTCTGATGAGAAATGATCAGCACTGTTCCGCGCTCACGAGCCTTTCTGTCCAGCACGACCATAAGTCGTTCTAATCCACTTTCATCGAGCGCATAATCAATTTCATCGGCAATCCATAGATTGATTGGCTTGGTTGCACGGCTCATCACTAAATCTTGAAGGGCAAGAGCTGTAGCCAGACGAACCTTACGTTTTTCTCCGCCTGATAATTTCTTGAATGAAGAACCGCCTGAATCATTTGCAACCGTGATGCTGAATTTCTCCTTCAGCTCACCTTTGGCCGTAGCAGATAGCGTTGACCAAGTTGCATGAATGTTGCCGTCAGACAATGCGCCCAAGTATTCGGATGTGCGGCTATTCAGGAATGGAGTGACGGTATCGAGAATGTGAGCGCGTACACCAGCAGGACCGAAAATATTCACCGCCATATTTGCAAGCTCAACTTTCTCAAGTGCTGAATCTGCGGCTTTCTGCTTGTCTTCTCTGGCTTTAAGGTATTTAACCTTTTTGTCATTCAAGTCTTTTAACTGAGCGACAAATGGACTGACTTCATTAAGCTTCTCGCGAGATTCCGCCTTGATGCGCGCCACAGCCTCTTCTGCGATTTTCTTGCGTTCTTCCGCTAATGACTGGGCTTGTGCATCCTGTTTTAGTTTTTCCAGTTTCGCTTGAAGAGTCGGTAACTGCTTTAACTGATCCTCAAGCTCTGAAATCTCAGCCTCAAGATTTTTCCTTTGTTCATCAATCTCCCTAGCTTTCAGGATGATTTCATTGTTTTGTTTAATTTTGCTTTTAACCAGTGTTTCGCGGGCCTGAATGGCGTCATGCAAATCTTCTGCACAATATTGCTTGCCACATTCATTGCACGGCGTTCCCACTAGTGATTGAGAGTTAGCAATTTCAGCTTTTAACTTTTCGATGTTCTGTTTTTCGACTTTGGCCAAATGGACTCGTGCATTGAAGTCCACGTAAATTTTGCGAAGTTCAAGGCTTTTGGCCGTGTGCTGTTTCTGGATTTCCTTTAACTGTTCAATTTGCTCATTGATTTGTTCAATTTCTTTGGCAGGGGATTCTAGGTCGAGCTGAGCCTCACATTCACGAATGGTCGCAAGATGAGGCAAGCAAAGTTTAAGATGCTCTTTAGCTCGGTCTTTTTTGGTAATTTCAAAATCTAAAGACTGTTTCTCGACCGTAAGCAAAGATGCCTCAACATTGGCAATGTGAGCGTCAATCAAACTAACCTTATGTAGGGCTTCGCTATGCTCAAGCTTGGCTTCATTCAAGTTTTTTCGAGCAATGGCATGAGCTGCTTCTAGCACTTCAATCCCAGCAGCTTCCTCGATTAACATTTTTAAGGTTTTATCTGTCATCGATGGAAGGTCAGGCATTCGTTCTTGCCCGGCATAGACGGCTGATGTGAATACGTCTGCTGAGCATCCGACAATGGCATTCACGAGAAGCTGAGTCTCCTTGTCGGTCCCTTTGGTAAGGTTGGTTTCAACGCCAGCTTTATCAACGCTTGTGACAATTAATGCATTCTTGAATTTTTTGCTTTTGCGATAACGAGTAATGTTGTAAAGCTTGCCATCATCTTCGATCTGTAAAGATACACAGCAGTCTTTTTTGGCTGTTTCATTTACAACGTCATCCCCTGAAACATCACGCGCCGTCGTACCGTATAACGCCCAGCAGATACCGTCGACCAGTGATGATTTACCAGCGCCATTTGAATTTGCTGATGTATCGTCATCATTCTTGCCTGTAATTAACAATAAACCGCGATCATCAAGCTCCAAACAAGCTTCTGAAAGGGTTAAGAAATTCTGGAAAGTGGCTTTTAGAATTTTCATTATTCAACGACCTCCATGCGTGCCTTTTCTAAGATTGAGAGACATAATTTGGAAAGGTCGTCTGCCTTGCTCCCAATACCCATTTTGCTCACGAAATCATTGATGGACACTTCGAGAGAAGCACCTGCCTTGATCGAACTCACTTCTTCGCGTTCAACTTCTACGATTTTCTTTTGGGACAGAATCACAACGCCTTTTGCATTGTTATCCATGAGAAATTGACGGATTGTTTCAATGTCAGATTGCTTTGCGCTTGAATTGACCGTACAGCGAACGTAGTTACCAGAAGCCTTGAGTGCCATATCGACTTCGCTCATGCTTCCATCAATCTCGACAAATTGCGGAGCATGAGAGCATCGCCAAGTAACCTTTGAATCGTTCACCAGTAGAAAACCGGCATCGGAATTAACATCCGACCAACTGTTGTGCGTAAGCGCCCCAACTGAGTAAACGCCGTTGCCAAAATTCTTATGATGGTGATAGTGACCTGAAAATACGTGTTTAAAACCTTGTTCGCCTAACCATGATGCGCTTAAGCCATGAGAAGGAATCCCGGCAATAACACCGTCTACGGGTGCGTGAATCATTAAGGTCCAATCGCTTACACTTTCCATTGATCGCAATGGTGGAAGAGAAGGGGTTGAGTTGATTTGAAGTTTTACTCTTTCAATTTCACTTTTTAGTTCGTTGACATCTTGGAACCACGGAATCATGGCAACGCGTTCATCTAAAAACAAAGACGTCTCGTTGATAATTTCGCAGCCAATGCCTTCTAAAGCTGTAACAGCCGAACCATTACGGTTGGCTTCGCGAAACTCTAAATCGTGGTTGCCTGCAAGAATGCGAACTTTGATTCCCAGCAGTTGTTGAATTACCTTGTAAGTGGCAATAGTGGGATTTAATACTGAAGGACTAATTGAACCGCGCACATGGAATAAATCTCCAGTGTGATACAGGTGCGTTCCACCCATTGCCTTGACTTCTTCTGCCGCTCGCATCGTTTCATTCAGAATGATTTGAAGACGACTGTTTACATTTTCTGGTGTTGTTTCGCTAAATGCGGACCAGTTGTGGTTATGTGTGTCGGATATGACAGCGTATGGAAAATTGCTCATAAGATACCTTTAATAATAAGCGCTTATTAATAATTACGGACGAACCCCACGCATGATTTTACGAATGCCAGCCACCCAGTTTTTCTCCGCTCTCCAGCATGAAGGGGAGTGTGGTATTGGGTATGAGTAATGTGTATTCGGATCTACTATTACGTTATGGGGACTATTACGCTTTGGTCTTAATGTCCAGCCGTATTGATCTATGAGTTCGTTCGCTAATTTATTAATAACCTTGTTTTTAGACAATTGACGCATAGTAGCTCCAAAGAAGTAGATACTTAAAGATACTGTACGTCAATTGTAGATAAATAAGTAAGGGCTTACTAATAATCAATAGGGTTTTTAGCGAATTTTGATTGATTTTGCAATATATTTTGTCGTGTGGGTTGAATTGAAAAGGAAGGCTTCAGTGCGAAGCGTCCGTTGAAATTCCCCTCTAAAGCTAGAAGGAGCGGAATGTTCACCGTACCAGTCTGCGGATCTGGCTATGTAATATAAAAACTTCTTGCCCATCCGATGTGTAACGCCAATATATTTACAGCCTCTGCGCTTTGCTTCCATTAGAGCCATAGAGGGCATTCGCCAAGAACTGTTTTTTATATCCATCAGTTTCGTCTTCTCACCACGCGCCAAAAGCAAATACATCACGTATTTGCCATCGACGCTGTAAAACGTACCAATTCTTTTGCCATTAACTGTATGCGGTTGACGTTCAATGACCATTACCAAGACCCCAGCACATCCCCATAGAATTTTTGTCGTTCCTGAATACGAAGCTGTTCTTGCAGTTCCTTTTCTTGAGCCAATCTACGTTCAATCTCTACAGCCATTTTCTTTTCACGATCTTCTTGTTTCTTTTTAGCGTTATATTCATGTAATTCGAGTTTTAAGCGGTCTTTTTTGAATCGAATGTAATATCTCTTTAAGGAGTCGTAATTTGTATAGATGTACAGATCAAGACACATATGCACTTCTTTATGAAATGCATTTACAGCTTGATCTGTAGCTAAACCACATTTAATTCTATTCTTGATTGTATTATCTCGAAAACGTATTAATTCAATGATAGCGGTAGGGTGGTTTTCCTCCAGAATTTGCTCAATGGTTTTATCTTTAAAAAGAGGGTTCTCTTGGTATTTACCCGGAAGGAGTGAATTTAGTTTAAATATATTTTTGGAACTCATTCAATTTTCCTCAAATAAATAACAGTCGCTTTTTTACGTGGTGAGTTGAGGACTTGCGGTCCATACATCTTTTGCATGGTCTTGTATAAACGCTCTGCGCTGCGTCCGTCGTCTTGCCCTAACTCGTTATGATTGTTGTGTGCGTGGAGTAGCATCAGCTCTCCAATTTGACCGACAATCACATCCTCTACACATGCTTTGCTGAATATCAGTTTATCTTTTGATGATTGGATATAAACTTCATCGCCTTTGGCCAACCGTTTGGACCATGAAGTACCCAATCTGAAGGTGTTATAAAGTTCGTTATCTAATCCCACAAAAGGTGGTGCGAAATCTAATGCATATTCATGTTTCATGATGGCTAACTGCCTCTATACTTATAGGTTGAACCAAAAGTATAGAGGCGTATTTGTTAGCTGTTAATCAGTTAATTGCGGCAATTACTAACACGCATCGTCACTGTACAAAGCTTCCAATTCATCTTCATTGCTCATCAACGGTGTTACCTCAATGTCATCAGCGCTTGGTGAAATCTTAGGGATTAATGCGCGGAGCTGCTGCAATCCGGTTGGATCTGCTTTCAGTTTGTCGCAAAGCGATTTCAGGTGATATTTCTTACCGTCAGTCCATTCAATGTAAGCGCCCGACTGTTTCAGAATGCCTTTAGCTTTTAAGAACTCAACTAAGTTGTAGTGGCGGTCAAAGAACGCTACGCCATTCTTGTCAAACCACATACGCATAGTGGTTTCTTGGAACGGTTTTGTGAGTTTGGTTTTCACAATTTTAGTTGCAATATCCTGCCCCACAAACTGCTTTTTACCGTTGACCGTTTCCATTAACTTGGTACGGCCAAGAGCAATTCGTACTGATGCGTAATATTCAAAAGAAGAACCACCTGGTGTGCAGTTATGCACCAAGAAACCGTTGTGCGCATTGCCTGCCAAGAAGTTGTGATTATCCTCAACGGTAATGTCATACATTACCGAGCCTTTATTTTTACTTCCCAAGCGCATTTCTGTCACTTCTGCATAATGCACAACTGATTCATCAACAGGAGCGTCTAATTCGAGCGCTACATAGCGTCCGCGATACTCAATCGGTAACTTGTACTGCATACAGTCTGGCACGTACTGAGCGATCAATTCAGCGATCTTGGCAGTACCTTTTACATCAAAGTCAATACGACCCTGACCGTAACGAATATCATAAGTTAAGCCAAATGATTGATACAGCGATTGACCGATTGCGTCTAATTCATCCTCACAGCCACGCAGTCGCTTAAAGGACAGGTTCAGTGTCTTGCTGCTCTCCTTGTAATTACCATCGTCCATCACTGCAATGGCTAATTGCATAGGTGTCCAGCCATCTTTGAACAGTGTGTGAGGACAGTGGCACAAGTCGTAAAACTTCATCAACTCATGGGTGTAACAGGACTCGTAGCGATGCCCTTTATTGCCCTTGCTAATAGTGATTTCGCGCTTGACGAAGTTTAGGTGGCGTGACAGCAGATCAACCTTCCACTGTGCGTATTCAGGGTTTTCATTGTCCTGAATGATCAGTGCGGCTGTCTGACGTTGCGACGACACGCGCGCCATGTGACTGTCAAAACCGATCAACCCCTTTAAGAACTCAAGCGCTGTTCCTGCAAAGGTGCGTTTGGTGCGAGTAATCACATAGTCGCCTACACGAACGTCGCTAAAATTAATCCAACCTTTGTCTTTCACTTGGACTTTGTGATCATTTGTGCCCGATACCGCAACCATGCCATTGCGCGTTTCAGGACATACAGCGCGGATGTGATACCACTCTTTGTCAGTTCCTTTGATTGAGCCATTGTTGTGCCAACCGATGATGCGTTTTGGCTCAAGCTGACCCGATACTTCATTCCAAGACCATACTTCCTTGCTGATTTTGCCATCAACAATTTGCTTCATGGTTGCGGACGTACCATCGACGAATGGCACCTGAACTTCCGCTCTCAGACAGGTTGGATCACCAAACATCACTCCAATTTTCGTACGCTGTTGGTTCAAATATAAGAACGTTGCATTGTACTTTTCAGCCGTCTGAGCAATTACTTTCAATGACGTACTGGAAGCACGAGCCAAAGCGGTGTTATCGCTCATATTGAATGTGTCGATTTCACGCTTTTTGCCCTTATTGTCATAGTAAACAGATTGAGGAATCGCCGATGCAACCGAGTCAAACACGCAAATGATTGGCGCATCGTCTGGAATTGTTGCTGAATTGCGGATCAACTCAACTGCACGCATTGCTAAAACATTGCCTTCTTCCCAAGTTTCAGGCTTTTTATAAATCCAGAATGGACGCTCCGTCTTTAAGCCTAGATTCTTCGCAAGGTTAATATCAAAGGAACGTTCCCAGTCAAAGAACATGGCAATACCGCCAGCTTCTTGGGCGCGAATCATTAAGTCAGTCGCCTCTGCGGTTTTACCTGATGACGGTGGACCATACATTTCAACAATGCGACCATAAGGAATACCGCCGTCATAGCGTCCAGAAATCGCAAAGTTTAACTCTGGATCTCCAGTATCAAGCCAGTTAGTCACTGTTTGCGTTTCTTCGTTGTCGCCAATTAATTTTTCTAAGTCGTCAGCTAATGCAGATAAATTTGGTTCCATAATCATTGTCCGTTATAAAAAGGTTTCATGAAATTCGGTACGTTTTTGAGAATCGAGCCAAAAGCTAACTCGCCGCATAACTCGGTAAAGTCATCCGGATTAATTTCGCCTTTGATGATTTCGAGGTGTTCTTTTTGAAGAGGGGCGGGACGTAGCAATTGCATAAGTTCTAGGTTTCTCAAGAACAGTCTGCGCCCTTGACCTACATATGCATCCATGTGTGCTTTCAGCGCTTTATTTCGCGCCTTTTCGTTTTGCTCATCCGTTAGTGAGCTGTCTTCCACATAGATGAATTGGCTTTCCCATTCCTCTTTTGTGTATGGGGAATTGCCTGCATAAAGTGATCGCAAAGCTTTTGAAGGTGGCTTTAATCCAGCGTCGCATAGTTTCCAGAACTCATTTACTGAACCGTATTCAGCAAGAATCTTGATTGCGGTCGCTTCGCCAATTCCCCCAACACCGCTGATGCAGTCCGAAGAATCGCCTTGTAATGCTTTGCCTTGAAGAAATGCCACAGGTGATTTGAAGCCAGTTTTCTCGTAAAAATTAGCCCAATGAATGAAACGGCTTTCATCACGAGGGTCACGCCACGAAACGTTTGGCTTAACTAGCTGTAACCAGTCACGGTCACCAGTAATCAATAAAATACGATTGTTGGGATCGCTTGCGAAACGTTGTACAAGAATGCCAGCAAGATCATCTGCTTCATGTATCGCGCTAGTCATTTGCTTAATGCCCAACGCTTTTAAAGCACGTTTGATAAAAGGGCACTGCGCTTTGTAAGCGTCATGCTCTTGTTGCATTCTTGGATCAGATTTGCGATTGCTCTTGTATGAAGGTTCACGCTCAAAACGCCATTCAGCACGACCGTCCCATAAAACAACCATGCCTGCATGCGGATAGCGTTGTCTTAACTCGCGCATTGTCTTGATAAAGCTAAACACCGCCTGAGTCTGCATTGAGCCTGAATAGAGCTTGATAGCGTGCTGTGCTGCGTAACCGATTGAATTGGCGTCAACGAGAATAATTAGATTTTCCACGTTAATCTCCCCAAAAAGAAAGCCGCAGCTATAGCGGCTTTCTTTCAAGTCATTGATTAGGATTAGCTTGCTTCTTGGTGCGCATCATCTAAGAGCGCTTCCAATTCATCACCCAAATCAATTTCAGTTACATCCAAAGATGAGGTGGTGACATCTTTGTATGAAACATCTGTCACATCACTAGCCAAGGCTGATGATGTGCCGATGGTTCGTTCAGCAGGGACGTGTGTCGGCTCTGCAGGGGCATAAAGTCCAGCAGCGCGTCTAATTGCACCCAACGCAAGGCGTTTTCTCTCTTCGTTTGCTTGTTTGACATAATCGTCAAGGTCAATCATACGTTTGAAAACTTCTGGATCAACGTGAACCTTTTTGGAACCCGGTAATACGTTGTATTTCGTATTAAGACCTGTACCTTCACGGTTGATGGTAACAACTTGATGATCCACAAAAATTGCTTCACCCCAATCGTCCATCATGTCCAGAATTGAGCTAAGTGTTAATTTGCCGACTTGAAGAGCTTTAGGCTGACCGTCATGCTTGCCTGAATCATCAACTTCAAGAACATTGAGCAAATACACAGTTGATGCTTTCGCGTCTTCCAATGTTTTGATCTGTTCGTCAGTTGCATTGGCACCAATTAAACGACCTGCTTCTGCAATGGCATCGCAGATAGGACAGTCTTCATCAAAAGTTTTAGACATACATACATGAACGGTCGTTTCTGGCTTTCCGTCCGTGACTTTTGAATAATCCTTAATGAAGTGCTGTGAGAAGGGTTTGTAGAACTCTTCGTTACGTTCTTGGTTCCAGTCTCCCAGTAAAACGTAATTGTTTTTACCCGGCTTTGGTTTGATGGTAGATTCACGGCTTTTGAGGGCGTCTTTGTTCTTCTTTGCGTTTGCTAAAAGTTTTGCTACGTTCATTGCTTAATGTCCTACTGTCAAAAGGTTTAAATGCTCAATTGCTAGAAGTTCATGCTTTGCACTCAAAACGCCTAATTACATAGAACTAGAAAAATTTTGAGTGCATTGCATTATAGTAAGCGCTTACTAATAATTTCAGGAATTAAGAAAGATTTCGATTTTTTTTCATGGCATGTTGAGCGGCTTCTCTACCTTGGCTAAAGGTCTGGATATGTTGTTCCTGATATTCATTCATGCGGAGCTGACCCTGACGTTCCTGACGGCTATAGGCACCCCGTTGAATCAGCATGTCGTTACGGTCGCGTAACGCATAGACGAATCCTTTATGAATATCGGCATACATTTCCGCTTCGATATACAGCTCCTTGGCTTTAATCCAGCGGGAATCTTTACGGACGGCGTTTTCTACCGCCTTTTCGGTGACCTTCTCACCGTTAGCCAAGAAGTGTTTGCGATAAGCCTCATAGAGCAGGGCTTCAAGACTTTCGAACTTCAACTTGACCTTTGCTGCCTGCGCTACAGCACGCGCTGCACGCTCATTCTGATACGCCGCAAGCGATGCTTGAGTTCTCATTGCTACATCAAGCGTGGCGTCTGTAAATTGAATGTCCCTGTTGAATGCTTCTACGTCAGGGGCATATTTCAATGAGACGAAGCGCTCAATTTCTTTTTCAGATTTAACCTGTTTATCAGCCTGTTTAGGCTCAAAGTTTGGAATATCCTTCGATTGAAGTTCCACATCATCTGGCAACTCTTCGCATACTGTGTCCACCGATTCTTCGACTGGTGGGAGGATTGGCCGTTCTTCCGGTTGTGGCGTTGGGGTTTGCTCTGCTTCCACTTCCTTCAGCATGTCCTCAACTGATACTGAATCATTGACGATTTCTTGCGGTGTGGCTTCTGGCACTTTAGGCTCAAACGCTTCTTGCAGATCCAATTCCTGTTCTGCATCAAGCTGTGCCTCTCGCTGCTGTTGATCGATCTGTTCCTGAATCTCTTCGGGTGTTACCTGTGCGGTTCCTTCAATGGATGCTTCAAGTTCAGCGGCAAGCAATTCTTCATCTTCCAGCAGCTCTTCATCCAATTGAATATCGTCCGCGCTTACAGTTTCAGTCTTAGCCTTTTTCTTTTGCTCTTCCTCTTCAATCAAAAGGTTTTGTTCGTCCAGTTCTGCAAACAACTCGTTTAGCGTTTCGTCGTCGAAGTTATCAACAGTTTCAATTTTTGACATGTTTAATTACTCTCTTAAAAAGTTTATTTAGCGTAATAAGTTGCATTTGGATGTAAACGCAGAGCATAAACATCCAACTGATTAAGAAATTAAGAAATAATGTCAGCAACCTCCTTGAATGCTTTTACAAGTCCTTCCAGCTTTGTAGGGTCAAAATGGCATTGCTGTGGGTTAAGTCCGCAAACAATGGTTGCGTCTAATTTAGGGTTGTAGAAAGTCATGCCTACGAGATCGCTAGGGGATACCTTAACGTCAGGTAATAAGTAGCGAATTGACTGACTTCCAAGGGCAACAATGACTGGCGGTTTAAGAAGCTCGATTTCTTTGGCCAAATGAGGACTACATCCATTGATTTGACCTGTCGTTAAGAACTTGTCTTGTTTTTTGGCTTTGACGAGCGTCGTGTAATAACCGTCCGCAACAGCTAATTCATTTTCTTTAATTGCAGCTTTGACATATTGAGCAGATTCGCCTTCGAGTAGTTTTCCTTTCTTTTCTTCCTCCCAAGTTGGACAGTCCGAAACAACCATAAATCGCATCTTTTTACCCAAACGAATATCAGGATGAACCTGTCCAGCAAGGTCGCAACCGTTACATTGCTTGCAATCGCGCATATGCTCGACCAACGAAGCTCGCAGGAATGGCTCTGAGGTATCTGTGTATCTATCTGCTTTTACTGAATCAATAATTAATCCTGGTAATAGCCGCATTTGGTCCTTTCGTCGTGAGAGGTCTTTCGCTGAAGGCTCACTAGGTTCAATGCTTGCAAACGCCCCAATTGCTCTGAGATTTTCAACGATTGTTTTATTCACTTTCGAGTTTGGTTGAGATGCTGCTTTCTCGAACTCGTCAAAGCTATCAAAACGTTTTTTTGGTGGAACTGAACCATCAGGACCATAGACCGGTGTGGTTTCACCTGTCTTTCTCGACTTCTTGTAGCGAACGACTTTCCAAGCCCGATTCTTCTCTCTCAATTTCACAATCGCTTTGGCAATCGTTTCTGAAATACCTTTGACTGCATTGAAAGGCGCCAAGATTTCAGTATTGGATTTAATCTTATAACGATCGGCTGAATAATTAATATCAGGAGGAAGAATCTCAATGCCGCATTCACGCGCATCTTTCACAAGTCCAGTGAGCTTATCTTCTGTATCAACCACGCTGAGACTTGCGGCAAAGTATTCAGCAGGGTAATGAACGCGAATATATGCGCACCACATTGAAATGATTGAATACTCGACCGAGTGAGACTTGTTAAATTGGTAGTTGGCATTTGCTTCTGTTTGTTCCCAAATACGCTCGGCAACTGATTCTTCTAAACCATCATTCAAAATATTTAATGATTTAATTTTCATTGGTTAGCGCCTCGATCTTTGAAAATTCTTTCTTGGATTGGTCCACCAACCCATTGCCAGTTCTTACCCAAAACAATGTGACTGACGGCATTGTTAGAAATGCCATATTCTTCCGCGAGCGCTTGTAATGTCACACCATTGTTCCGCTTCTCGCGAATTGCCACTACCTGCTCAGGTTTAAGTTTGTTTGTGTTTACTTTGGGTCCGCGAGCTGTAGTTCCATGTTTTTTCTTGTCTCTATGATTTGCCTTAACGGTATCCCATCGTAAATTAACCAATCTGTTGTCTGTCTTATCTCCATTACCGTGACACGCTTGCATTCCACTTGGTCTTTCTCCGACAAATGCTTCAAGCACCAACTTGTGAATCATTGGACAAATTTGCTTCTGTTTCTTACTTAAAAATACACACAGGTAGCCATCACGATGTTGTTTAGGTTTTAACACTTGCCCTTTTGCTAGACGTTGACCACCATGAGGAACAGCGACCATGCGGTCAAGCGACCGCACACGCCCTAAGTCTGAAACTTCATACAAGCCTTCGTAGTTCTTAATTGCTTTCCAGTTTTCCATTTAAACAACCTGTTTTTAATTCAATTTTATTAATATAAGTCATTGATTTTATTCATAAAATGATGGAATTTCGGCGCTTTCAGCGAATGCTTCTTCTACCGTTCTCATCACGCCATCAGTGCATTTGAACTTCTCCATTCGATGCACTTTTAACTTTGTGCCATCTTCAAGTTCAACCTCTACAAACCCCGCTTTAGCACCATCAATAAACTTCGGTTTCAATTCAGCCATTTTCTTAAGGTCTTTTTTACCAATCGCTTTTCTGAGGTGATCTGATTCAGCCATTGAGAACCCTGCTAACTTACGAGCAAGCGCCATCGTTTGCTCTTGATACACAACAACGCCATAAGTGTCAGACAGAACAGGTTCAAGGACTTCATGTGCGTAGGTGACTTCTTTTAATCCTTTTCGTAAGTCCACATAGTCATCCAACATGCCTGAATCCATAGGGCCCGGTCTATACAAAGCGGTAACAGCACAAATGTCATCAAAGGTTACAGCGCCACCGTTTGAGATATTCTTCAATAGTTGTTGCATGCCGCTACTTTCTAGCTGAAACACACCTACAGTTTCACCGCGACCCAAAGCTTGCATGGTTTTTTCATCATCAAGTGGAATCTTTAATAGATCCAATTCAATACCATGTCGCTCTTTTACATAGTCACATGCGATGTTTAATACATCTAAGGTGGCAAGACCGAGCAAGTCCATCTTGATCAATCCCCAATCCTCAACTACACGCTTGTCCCAATTGACGACTGGTGACTTTCCTCTAGTCTCGAGTACGGCTCGATTAACGATAGGTTCGCCTGCAACAACAATACCTGCCGCATGTTGGCCAAACGATTTCATTGTGCCTGCAAGCTTAGTTGCATGCTTCCAGATAACAGGATGTTCATTGCGGAACTTGTCTAGCTCAGGCACAGCGTCCGCAGAAGTATTCAGGTCAAGTGACGTTCCATGTTCTTTAAGCACAAGCTTGGTCGCACTTAATTGCGTGTTGTTCAAGCCGCTGATACGACCTGTATCACGTAGGGCTGAGGCTGAAGCTAGTGTTGAATAGTTCGAGATACCAGCGACATAATCTTCACCATATTTTTCAACAAGGTAATCAATCACCTTGTAGCGACCGCTTGAAGCGAAGTCCAGATCGGCATCAGGCAAGTCAAGACGTTCAGGATTGATGAAACGTTCGAAGATCAATCCAAAACGTATAGGATCAACGTCCGTGATCCCAAGCAGATAAGCGACTAATGAACCGCCGCAGTTGTGAACAGGGATGCCATTGACGTTATAAGAGTGCGTGTTGGACACAGTGAGATCATAAACCTTGCCCTTGTAATGGCTAGTTTCACGTTTAACTAGCTTTGCCATAAAACATTTCCTCATATTTGGTTTGGCGTAGCTGCACCTTGCCTTCAAGACTTTTAAACAGGTTATGGCGGTCATGCTTTCTAGTTGGCAGATTGAACCCGAATTGCTCTTTGCAGTCCTTCTCTGTCACAAAAATAAACCTGTCAGCAATACCGCCTTTCAGTGCAGCTTCTACAGCGTCATTTTTCGCTTTAATTCTAAGATCACGCACATTGGAGATATACGACCCCTTTATTTCAGCCAAGATAATTTCCTGTTGAAATTCAACGCGAAAATCAATGATGTATTGGTGAACCTTGTCCTCGTATGTATAATCAATGGCGGGGCCGCGAGATAGATTTACTACATCGTTGCGCTTTTCCATTTCAACGATGAAGCCAAGTTCGTAACAGCTATCGAATCGAATCTCGCCCCACTTTGACTGATACAGGCCAGAGATACCTGTTCCTGAGTGCTTGGTGCGGTTTCTCATTCTCTCCCGCACATCCTCTCGCTGATGCGCTTTAAGCAGATTGGAGCGCATTTTCTCCTTGATCTCAGGATTGTTCGCCCAAAACTTCTTTACTGCCTGTCTGTTCTTTTCAAGAACTTCTGGCGTTGACTGAACCTTGAGCTGCGCCTCACTGTTGTTTTTTTTCCATTCTTCTAGGCTAGTTACTTCTTTCACTGAGCACGAAGGACAGGTAGGGCGCTGCGCGTACTTGCGTCGTTTTAACTTTTTGAATGGAGTGCTGCAGAATGCTCCGCAGTCCTCACACTCAAATTCAACGCGAACATTGCCTGAATACTTGTCTTTAAATTTTGAAAACTCCTCAAAAGTGAATGGCCTTCCTTCAAGAAGAATGGCTTTAACCTCATCGCAATACTGCATTTGTCTTACATTCAATTTCTTTGGCGAGTTCAACAACATCGTCAAATTCATCCTCCTCATTAATTTCGTCAGCTCTAATCCAACCTCTTGTTTTGGAAAAGAATTTGTGATCTTTAGTACAGGAAATTTCCACACCGTTGTCAAATGTTAAGTGCAAAATTTCCTCGTCGCGATCGAAGGATAAAACGTCAACGACCTCCTGAATCGAACCATCGTGAGCGATGACCTTATCGCCAATTTCGAAGTCCTCAATCTTCTTAGTTTCGCCGTCGGTATTGATCACCACTTCATGACCAGCCAAGAAGCAACTTCCTCGCCCAGGGCCTACAATCACGCCGTTATTTTTAGACCACATCACCAAGTCTTCAACGAGCAAGAAGTAGGACTCAAAGCCCATCTTTTTTAATATTGAAAGCTCATAGCCTAAGCGAGATTTATATACTGTATCTAATTCAGCTTTCGTTGGCTTATATCCAAGAATCTCTTTAGAAAAGCGTTTCTTCCAGCCTTCCAAACATTTCGCGCATAGCGTTTTAAATTCGTCTGTGCTTAGCTTAGGTAGGGAAACTGGCTGCTTTTCAAAAATATATTGGCATTTGTCCACCAGCTCAGAAATATTCTTTAGACCTTCTTTCCAAGCTTCCGCTGAATTGACGCGCTCATATTTGGCCATACGCTGAATAGCAGCTTTTGTATGGTCTAAAATGAATTTTGGCTCTTTAAAACCAAAATCTTTTACGTATTGAATAGGACGATAGTGCAGATCAAGTTGGGTATTGGTTGCGATAGCACTCAATACATCCAAAGTGTCCGCATCTTCATTCTCAAGATAGTTAAAAGGATAAGTGACGACGGTTTTAATTTTTTCGCGTTCATACGCCAAATAGCCTAAGTAGTTTAAGCGGTCGAACAATGGCGTATTGATCGGACTAAATTCAATATATAAATCATCACCAAATCTCGCTTTTAATACTTTTAAAATTCTTTCGTGATCAGGGTGACTAAACAGACCGTACATATCACCAGTTGTTACGACCACATCTTCCAATTTGCATAGAGCATCCAGATCAGTACGGCTGTGGTAGTAATATTGCTCTTTAGAGTTTGCGTCTGTAAGAAGTTTGAATAAGCCTTTAATGCCTTTTTCGCTTTTTACGTAGACTTTAGGGCAGAACATCAAGTTGCGTTTTTCAGCAATACCAGATGAGGCAGGGGGCTTACGATATTTAGAATCGTCATATACACGCAAACGACAACCAAACACCGGCTTGATATTGGCTTTGGTGGCTTTGTTCGAAAAATCTACCAATGCATGTAAGGACATGTCATCAACGATTGCGACCGATGAATAGCCTAAGCCTTTTGCAGCTTCGACAATTTTGTCTACCGTTAATAATGATTTTCCTATCGAAAAGTCAGATTGCACTGACATTGCGTGGTTTAACATAGAGAATCCTATACAACTAATCTCTTACAGCTATTAAATTAAAAATCATTTGGAAATTAACAATTTGGAAGACTCTTCTTTCGCAATCCCAAAACAGGTCAAAAGAACAAAAGCTAACGACACATGGCTTTGTGCAGTGTTTTCTTTCCAGTTGAGTTCTTCCATAAACGCTTTTTTTAGTTCACTGCGCGTATATCCACCCAAAAGAAGCTTTTCGACGGCAAGACTGAGCCAAGCTGGAGTTTTTCCTTTCATGGCATTTTCGTTTTTGGCCAATCCCTCCTTAATCTCGGTCACTAAACCGCTCTTAACTAAGGTCAATGCAAACGATTGAGCTTTTACAGGCAGCTTCACGATTAATTCCTGCTGTTCCGGTGTAGGCTCAAAAAAGACTTTCTCTACCTTGGTTGCTCGTTCAACGAGAGTCGGTTTCTTTGGTTGGATCCCACCCGAAGAAAGACTTTTGGCAGCATTCATTTCTTCACGTAAAGCTCTGCGTTTAGCTTCTTGCGCCATCCGAGCTTTTTCATGCTGTTTGAGTAAATCGTTTACATTAACAACCTGCTTGATCGCGTTAAGCGTTTCATATGATTTCTGCTCACAAGCCTCAAATGCCGGGCATCGTTGGCAATATTCGCTATCACGCGAAAAACATGAGATTGAACCAAAACAACCAAAAGCCTTTGCTTCAATAAAATCTATTCTTTCGTTTTCGTTTGATTTCATTTAAAACGCTCTCTTTTGCGCTATATACGCTTTTAAAGTGTTGAAATGATTTAGACAGCAACGCGTGTAACGGCTTCTTCAACTTCTTTCACAGCGTCACGAATGAACCGTTTTTCTTTGTTTGTTTCGGCTGTTTTCATGATGCAATTAGCCACAAAACTTAGATTCAATTTGCGACGTCGTGGTCCCCGCGATTCATTTTTCTCAGGCGTATTGAGGGAAAGCTGATATTTGGCTTCTTGTGCCAACAACTCTCTTTCAATGAAATCAGGCGGATTTAAGGTGAATTTGAGTAAAATTTTTGCGAACGGTGAAAGCTGCTGCATTTCTTCTTTAAGAGTCTGCATCAACTCATATGGGCCTAAAATATTTTGGCTCTGGTGATCAACAAAAACGTCATAATCACAGTCATCTTCACCATCACCCATACGATGCAAAATGTCGGACTCGTATTCCGTTCTGTTATCGCCCAAATGATATTTTTTGAGTAATCTCGATACCATATTGAGGCAAGCAGTAGTTAAATAAGTCGTTAATTTGCCTTTGCTTTCATCCCAAGTCTGAATCGATACCACGAAAACTTCACAGAAAATGGCATACAGCTCTTCAACGTCAATGCAATAGCCGACTGAGGTAAGTCGGCTAATATTCCGGTGTGCCAAATGACGAAGAAGCTTGTCATGATCTCTGAAAAGCTGATCTTGATTTCTTACCATAGCACACCCCCAAAAGTGTCCGAATTAACCGAACACTCGTTGAGCCAAGTCTTCCGCAACTTGCTGATCGACTTGAGTGAGCTTGTTAGTAAACGCCAATTTGAGACCGTGCTTGTAATCGTTACGACGCAAGCCAATCATTGCTGCGTTGATTAATGAACGTGGTGAGATGGTGTCGCTGATCTTAGAGTTTGCATATTGCTCGCGTACCAAGTTTGCATAATCCACTAACTTGTCAGCATCCTCTGCGCATAAACCTACACGTTTCTGGATAATCAAGGACTCATCTTCTTTCTTCATATAGCTCTTATAGATCACTGAGCCAAAACGGTCGTAGTTCGCTGAGTTCTGTAAGTTAGTACCCTGATAAAGACCAGTTTCATCACCTGAACCGTTCGTGTTACCTGTTGCAGCAAAACGGAAGTTTGGATGTGGCTTGATGACACGGTTAGCTGCATCTGCTTCTTTGATATATAAAGGTTTACCTTCTAGTACAGCTTGATATACAGATAAAACGTTTGGTTGCGCGAAATCATATTCGTCAGCCAAATACATCCAGCCATGCTTCATCGCTAAAGCTAATGGCCCAAGCTCAAAGATGGTTTCACCATTTTTAACCGTCCACATACCTACAATGTGAGATTCTTCTGTATTTGAAGTGTGCTGAATACGAACAAGAGGACGGCCAGTTCGAGCTGCGATTTGGTCAAACATTTCTGATTTACCAGCACCTTTGTGTCCCCACACGTAAGGGTTGATGTTTAGCTCCAATGCAATCATGACATCCTTTAGCTCGTTCACGTTCCATACATACGTATCGTTGATTTCTGGAATCATTTCCGGGAAGGCAGAGTTCTCAATGCATGAGATTGGAATCGGTTTACCTGAACCACTAAGCGCGCTTTTACCTTTCAGATCAAAGATTTCATGAAATGGTTTAGACACCACAATATCGTTTGGTTTTGCCTCATTATTAGTAAGTGCTAACTTTACTTTGTGGTTATTAGTAGACACTGTTGTTTCTTCCTTAGATGTTGAAGTATCTGTTGCTTTTTCTTGTTGGGCCTTTGCTAACTCTGCTTCTTTAGCTCTTTTAAGTTCAGCCTGTTCTTGCATCTTTTTCTGCGCTAAAGGCGACAATAAAGGGCTATCTGGATACTGTTCCTTGTACTCTTCATACGTAGTTTCAGGATGTTTTTCTTTTAAATGCTTAGCAATTACGTGAGTTTTTCCACCACAGATTTCACAGATAATAGGATCGTTAGACATTTATAAGCTCCAAAAACGGATTCGATAATTTATGAAAAAGTATCACTAACTGATATTGAAAGTTTATAAGATTGCATCATAAAAATAAAGTAAGTGCTTACTAATATTTTATAATACCCAAATGATGCAATCTCCACCCAAATTCTAAGCTAACAACATACTGCGTAAACGCGAGATTACAAGGCTAGGTAATTGCTCAACGTCATGAATCACCACATGTTTGTCATAGAATCTACGAACAGAATCATCTTCAATTCCAATACCAATGACGTCTACCTTGCTCTTCTCGATTTTCTTCACCACTTCTTTTAAATGATATTCCAGATCTCGACTGTTACCTCCACCCGCAGGTGAGCCATCAGATAGCACCATCATAATTTTACCTGCTTCCTTACGACCCATTAGACGACGTGCAGCAATTTCTACACATTCACCATCAATGTTACTCGCCATTAAACCTGAGTGAGGAAGCCATCCAAATCGACGTTTTGTTTCAGTATTAATGCGCTCGTTGTAGCCTTTAATGACAGGCATATAAAGGTTTTCATAGCGTGAATAACTAACGCCATATTTTTTTTCTGCTTCACGAATTTGCTTTAAACGCTTGTGGTAAGTGGCTGAGTCTGTATGAGTAGTAAAGCAGATCACTTCATGAGGAATCTTGAGACGATCCAGAACGTTTGATAGTGCGTAACTCGCAGCAGCGGCAGTATGGATTTTAGAACCGCACATTGAACCTGACATATCGACGACCAAGCTCACAGCAACGTCTTTGGTTTTTGATTCAACGCGCTTACGAAAAATTCGACAATCACCAGTTGAAGCCAGTCGTGCTAAAGATGAACTGTTTAATTTTCCTTGTTTTAATCCATTTTCCCATACAGATTTACTTCGTGCCTGAATTGCCCGCTCCATATCTTTCTGCATAGGACCAACCATTGAAGCTACCTTGTCTTCAAGACGTTTAAACATCTTGTCATCGTAATGAAGTTTAGGAACTTCAAGCGGTTCAATGACATCACCTTCATTGGTAAATACTGCGTATTTAGATTTTTTAACGTCCGCTGCTGTGCGTTGTGCAATCTTCTTGCTTAGTTGCTCACTGTAGTTGTTTTTGGTGTCTTTTAACGAGTCCAGAATTGCGGCCACAAATTCACTACGAGGAGGGGCACTCTTCTTATCGTCACTTTCTAGTGAATGCTTAACTGCATTAGGCCGTTGTTTAGCTTTTCCACCACTACCGCCTTCGCCTTCTTCATCTTCGCCCTCATCGGCACCAACAGCTCCACCTAGAGAACCACCTTCATCATCATCTTCTTCATTCTCATCTTCGCTATTGCCTACACCAGCGCTTTTACCTGGCGATTTTGGCATTGGTAAGCTGTCGCTATCTTCATCATGCTCGCTGTCAGGGAGTTCTGGCAATTCAGGCTCATCTTTCAGTACCTTATAGATACGCTGAGCCAAATCCATTGTGTCTTTTGTGGACTTTAATTTTTCAATCTCTGGCTTAAAAGGAGTAAGCATGTCCCACACAGGTTTAATATGCTTCATTTTGTCTTTTAAGTAATGTTCAAAGACTTCCTGACCACTTAACGCACGTAACATTGGCAACATTAAATGTTGCGTAATTTCTTCATCAGAAGCTTTTTCCTTTACAAGTTTTTGGTATTTATCGTCAATCAATTCATCAATGAAAAATTGGCTCGCATTTTTCATATTGATATTTGAACCGCGATATTTTTCAGCCATGCAACGTTCTACACGCGCTTCTTCTAACAATGAAGTTAAAGTCTTTACCTCTTCAGATCCTTTTAGCTTGAGAGAAAAATCGGTAAAAAGATACTTCGCTACCTCTTGATCAAGAAAACCTTGAACCGCATCAATCAGCGTATCTGGTGAATTGTCCGGAAGATATGGAAGGTTAATTCGCACAGGTTTGCCTGTCTTTGGATCCTTATGCACACCTGCCTCAATGCCTTCTTGCGTTACTGCAATATCAGAGTTAGTCAGTGCTTGGGTAACGACGACAATTGCTTGTCTTAAAATATGTATGCGCTCATTCATTGAAAATTCTCAATCTGAAAAAATCATTATTGGAGGTCTATATACAGACTTGACAGTATATTAATAAGTGCTTACTAATATTAAAAAGCATTATAAAAATATTTATTGAAAAATAAAGAGTGAAATTGGGGAGATTTTGAGTTTTAATAGAGGGTTTATTTTGACCGTGGCCAGCATCAAACCTTGGACACTAACCACAGAGAAGGGTCAAGTGAGGGATTTTTAATTATTTAGGTAGACTCATAAGACTATATAGCTAAGTTTAATAAACAAATTTTCGCCAAGTGCATTGTTAATCACAAGGAAATCACCGCATTCCTCATTTTTTCCTTTAATTACATTAATTTGATTGCCCTCAAAGATCAGTTCAGAACCCTGCTCTGCCAAGAAATCTGCTACGGTTTCAGGTGTAATAACTTCAACACTTTTCGACATTTTTTACTCCTATACTCTAACTATCATACTTTTTTGACAAATAATTGGCTTGAATGAGGCTTATACTTCCTCTTGGTATCAGTCGATACGTTGTCATTATAGTATGATTGTCTGCATCAGCTAACAAATTGCCTGTACTTAAAATGAGCATCTACTCACCTATAGTCTGACCATTAGTTTAACCCAAAAATAAGAAAATATTAATCAATGCTTACTTACTAAATTTTTCCGTTAATTGTGACCGATGTCATGTTATCCAATCCTATACAAATCTGTACTTTTCTTGAACTTGGGTAAATCAGCACTTACTGATATACTTTACCTAAACCGCAAATATTTTAAGTCTATAATGTTGTATCGAGGATACATTCCGACATTATGACTTTATATCTATTAAGAATATTCTAAGGAAAACGTTACTATGAAATCAGCAGCTACTAACACCAAACGCAAACTAACTGTCGCCCAATATCTCGACGCTCAACTAAATGCATCGGATCTGAATCAGTCGCAATTGGCAGAGATCATGGGTATCAATCAAAACATGGTTAGCTTCATTGTTCGCGGTAAAAGCAAATTACCTCTTGAACGTGTGCGCGCTATGGCTGATGCTTTAAAAATCGATGCTAAAGACCTCTTCATGCGCTGCCTAGAGGAATACATGCCTCATCTGCTTGAAGAAATGGAAGCCATGATGGAGCAACCTCTTATTACTGATGCAGAATCGAATTTAATTAAACAAATTCGCGAAGCAAATGCTGGCCATAATTTTGAGTTTTTCACTAACCCTAGACAGAAAGAAGCTTTTGATGCTTTCCTAGAAACACTTAAAGTCAACTAATCTGTTTTTATTCTTACTGCCCGATCAAGTTCGGGCTTTTTGCTATTCATACCCTTTAAATTACTGTTTTTAAATTTTTCTTTCATAGCTCCTCCTAAACTTGAAAACGTTACAAAATCAAGATTGGTATAGATTACCAATTTAAATCAAACTTTGAAATACCACTCTTAATAGAAAAGTACGTATACGACAGGATATGACGCCCTGCCTTTTTGCACCCCCAAAAAATATAATAAAATGTATCTTTTATTACATTTTTTATTTTTCGACATGTGGTAGACTGTTTTTATATCCTTTCCGTTTTTGGAAAAATGTAATAAAAAATTATTTGGTCGATTTATGGCAAGAACAACAACTGGAAAAGCCCCATATGTGTCAGAAGATGATCTTGAGATTACTTTAGCCACTCAAACGGGCGTAAATGCATTACGGAACAAATGTGTTTTGTATTTCTCACACTTCCTTGGGCTTCGCGCTAAAGAATTATCAATGTTAAAGGTCGGCGATGTTTACGACGTGAAGAAGGGCAAGCTGAAGGATATTATTCGATTGCTCGGTAATATTACTAAAGGCAACCGCTACCGTGAGGTATTCCTAGTCAATCCAATCGCTAGATCACTGGTAGAAGAATACATAACAAAAGAAAGACCAAAGGATCCCGACGCACCTTTATTTTTATCGCAGAAGGGCGGTCCATTCTCACCAAATAGCATGGTGACCATGATTAATAACTGTTATAAGAAGGCTGGTATTCAAGCAACCAGCCATTCCGGTCGACGTTCCTTTGCCACAAGGCTAATAAGAAAGGGCGGTGATATTTATTCAATTCAACAATTGATGGGGCATAGCTCAATCCTGACCACGCAAAAATATTTTGCATCGGATCCGGAATTGCTCCGCCAAGTTGCTGAAAAGTTAAATTAAAATTTCAAAAATCTAGTTTTGTGCAGCAGGCTTTGGATTTCAAAGTCTGCATATAGATAGGTTGCAGTCTCACCATTATCTAGGTAGTCATCCATTCGCTGCTCAAAATCTTTTTGGTTATAGAATTTTAATTCATTAATATCAAAGTGGTTTTTATCAAATTCAACGGCAACGGCTTCGTTTTCATTCATGAGCTCCAGAACCTTATTTGCACCCTGAATGCCGCCAAACATATCAATTTCGCTCTTGGCTAATTTAAATTCCTGATCATCTAACTCATCAGCAATCTTGTTTGCTTCTTCTAATGTTTTGGCACTCGTAGCATCAAAGAACACAACTTCACCATTTGCATTCTGAATCCAAGTACCTATTTCAAAAGTTCCATCTTCTAATTGTCTGATTTGATTCTGCATTTTAAGCCTATGAATTTATATGTAAGCAATTAGAACTATTAAACATTTTGTTTTAGTTAAATACAATCTAATTTTTAAATTAATAATCTATATAGATTTCTATATAGATTTCTACATAGCAATGAATACAAGTTTATACATTGTTATCTAGCGCATTTACTATTACACTACGATTTTCGCCAACGTTTATGTTGAGGATTTAATGAAATTATTGATCGCCAATTCAAAAGGTGGCGTCGGCAAAACAACTACGGCTACCAATTTGGCTGCATGGATTGCCAATAATGAAAAACAAGACGTAGCTCTTGTCGACCTTGACGCCAATAAAAATTCGGTTAAATGGGGTATTTATCGTCAAGCCCAAACTTTCATAGAAAAGACCGGCTCAATCAAAACTTATCATTTGTTTGGTCAACCAGAAATTGACAAAGTCATTCCAAAAATTGAAAGTGAAACACCTAACGTAATTCTCGATTGCGGTGGTTATGACTCTTCTGGCTTCCGTGAAGCGCTGCTTTGTTCCGATGCCATTCTTATTCCAACTCGCCCTAACCAAGCTGACGTAGAATCAACTGGGGAAATTTTGGAATTAATTGAAGAAGCAAATAATATCCGTGTAAATGAAAGGGACCTCGATCCACTTCATGTCTACATCTATATCACTCAAGTCCCGACAAATGCACGTATCACAGCTTTAGACGATGCGCGTAATGCGTTTAAAGAAGTTGAAGATTTTGCAAAAGTTCTCGATTCCGTAAATTACGACCGTATTGCATATTCAAGAGCTTATGGCATGGGTCTGGGTGTTATTGAGTTAAATATTGGTGCCTCTAAGGCAGCAGAAGAAGTAAATGCATTGGCTGAGGAGTTGTTCAAATGAGTGGACGTGGTGGATTATCATTAGGCAAAGCTGCAAAAGTACAAGCTGAAAATTCAAATGCATCCGATTTTACAAAGAGTGCTCCAGTACAAACTGCCACAGCAACGCCAGAAGCTAATGAAAAACCTGTAGACTTTGATAAGCTTGATGAACTATCAGGATTAAGCAAACCTAAAGAGAAAAAGGATCGTGAAGCGCCTTGGCGTCAGGGTATTAATATTGCTCCTGAAGACTTGAAATTAATTCAACGTCCTTTTAACAACAATATTAGCCAAGAAATGTACCTTCGTTTGAACTGGCTTAAATCTATCAGCTCCATTGGCATGGGTTCTAACAAGACCACTTTTACAACCATGCTCAATGAAGCTTTAGAAGAATATACGGCTCGTCGAATCAAAAAACTCGGCGACAATTATGACGTCTGACCAAGAAATTCAAACCACTCGTCATAAATAATATTCTCGTATTTTAGGGCAAGCAGTTTGAAGTCAAAACCAAAGGCTTCAAACACAGCTTGCTCTAAATTTTTGAGCTTTTCATGCTCCTTTTCCTCACTTGATTCCCAAAATAAATAGTTTGTTTTGATACTCACAGGGCAATTTTTAATAATTTCTCTCGCTAGTTTTGAGTTTCTAGCCGCCACATTGGCTTGTCTAACTTCCAAGTTTGTCACTTCATCAAGGCTTAATCCTGATTCTAATGAGAACAACACAGCCTTTCTTTCAACTTCCTTCAGCTTTAATAAACCAGCAATTAGGTTGCTCACCGTAATGGAATGATCTTTTTTTGATTTAAATCGAGCAATTTTTACCGAGTTGATTTGGCGGTTATAAATAGCGTCGTTGATCTGACTAACCGCGTATTCAATTTCCTTATCAATTTGACTTTCTTCATTTTTAAACTTGAATTTAGCAATTACTGCGTTTAATTGATAATTTGTAATTCTTTCAATGTGAGTGGTCCATAATTTCGTAGTTGCCAAATCGCTATTTTTAAGTGCAGGCAAAACACCAGGAACAGATTTTAGTAGCATAAAAAAACTCCGAAATTATTGAAATTATCGGAGCATTCTATTTTAGGAAATTTTAATTGTTCATCAAAATGCTTAGGCTATTTTATCTAAATGTCCTGCACGGCGCACATGATCTAAAATCGGCTCTAAGGCATCTTCAATCGTTTCATCGTTCTGGATCAACATATCGTACTGGTTGATTTCGTTTATCCAATGAGATTCGACCTGAATCATGACCTCTAAACGTTCCGCAAGTTTCTGATCTGCTCGAACAATTAAACGTTGTAGACGGCTTTTAATATCAGCGTCGACAAAAACCCCAAGATATTTAATTTCATTTGCTTTCAGATAACGCTTAATCTTCTTATATCCATTTGGGTCGACAATAATTATGGCATTTCGATCATCTGGCAAGGTTTTGAAATTATCAATCGTTACGCCATATTCATAATTACCATGTTTATTTGTCTCAAGGAACTGATCAGCCTTTTTCAGTGCATCAAACTCTGTTTGAGTAACAAAGTGGTAGTGCAAACCATCAACCTCACCTTCCCGTTTCGGCCGTGATGTTGTGGTAACAATACGATTAAACCCATATTTCTCGGTCAGTGCGTCAGCAATGGTTGTTTTACCGCTGCACGTTGTTCCAGATAACAATACAAACATCGTCATACCTCATAAGATGAGGCGGAAGAACCGCCCCAATTAATCACGATCAATACACTTCCAACCTTGGAAACTTCCGCTTGAATAAGGGATGCAATCTGTAAATGCATAGTAATCATATTGGAAACCAATCTTACGCGATTTCTTCTGTGTAGATGAAGAAGAAACAGGCATCGGTTTAGCAGGCGTTGTAACAGGCTTCACAGAGCGAATCGTACTAGGTTTTGTCACGGTCTTAACTGGACTAGAACGAAAACTTGTAGTGGTCGGAGCGTGTGTGGACGAGCTGCTGTAAGACCGCGCAAAAGATGTCGAAGGACGAGCTGAGGATACAGACGCTGCTCTCGCTACCACCGCTGCATTCGCTTTAGCTCCGCCAATGCAAAAATACCCGATAACTGTAAGAATAATGGCAAATCCAATAGTTGCGATAATTTCCCATTGTTCAGTAGAAGGACGTAAAGCTTTTTGACGATGTAGTTTTTTAGCTTTAGATAACATCAATATATACTCCATATTTATGCTGTCGCTGTATTGTCAATCACCACCGCTTCACTTTCTGCCAGCTTCTTGGCAGCTTCGATAGCGTTTTTGAATTGCTCTTCAATACGTTTTAAATCATCAGCTTCCGTTTTATCGATTCGATAGCAGTCCTCAACCATACGTGGCAAATACAACGAGTAATTCTGGTTACTGTTGGATGGGCGCATAATGGCATTTGAACGTACAGTGATAATTCGACCAATCCAGTCACTAGGGTTTGCATCAACTTCGCCACGCATTTTTTCATTCTTAATGGCGACATCCACAATGACTTGACCACATGCAGATTTACAATGCAAAGCTCCAGCTCTCCCTTGGTTCTTTGAACCCACCTTACCCAGATTAATGCTCACGACCTCCAGCTCACAATCCGCATCAAGTTTTAATTTAACTTGGTGTTTACTTGTACCGTCTCTCCAGTGACCTTCTGGATGCTTGATTACCAGCCCCTCTTTGCCCTGCATAAGTACATTAAAGAAGTGATCGTAAGTCTCGCTCAATGAGTGGACAACATGCGTATCAATCAGCCGCACATACTTAGGCTTAAACTTGGCCAGCATCGATTTAATCAGTGCAATACGGCGTTTATATGCTGCTTCAAATTTTCCCTTTGACTTAACAGAGCTAAGCGGAATGAAGTCCCAAATCATATAGATCGGTTTTTCATTTTCAGCAAATGAGCCACCCTTTGTGACCGAATTCAAGATGCCATTTCCTACCTTGCGCGGCAGAACTACACCATCACGCTCGACAAGTAGTTCGCCATGATATTGGACATCTTTGATCAGCATATTCATTTCCGCAGTAAGGTCGGAAAAATGCTCCATAGGTAACGGCGTGCCCTGGCGTGAGGACAAGAAGAACTTCTCTTCTAAATTGGTCCCGTTGGCAAACATGCCATCAGCTTTTTCTTGCAAATAAATGCCATCTTTCCACGGCCATGCCTTCAGCTTTACTTCACTAGGCAATGAACAGCGTTGGTATGGAAATACAGGAATCAAATCAGGCACGACTTTGTTGATCGTTGCATCACTAAAACCTGCACGTAAATCTTTTCTTAAAATTCGAATTAGAAGCTCGCCTGACTTCTCTGATAATTGAGCCAGTTGGCTACGCAGCGCTTCGCGCGCTGCATTGCCTGTTAGTTCACGGTTATTAAGCTTAGATAGGAACTCAAGGGTATCAACCTCATCAAACATTAATTCCCCTGTTCCTGCATCTTCTGCTTTTGGCAAAATTCCAAAGACAATAAACGGGTCATATGCCAAACGCAGAACTTCTCTGAACAACCCCTTTTCTGCTTCAAAATCCATGAGTAAAGCTAGTTTTTCATTTTTTGAGCTTTCAGATGCAATTTGGTTTAAAGCCTCTAGTAACTGATCGCTATTCATTGCTACACCTTATTACTGCTTTGCAAATGAAGGAATAAATGAATCTTTAAATGGGGAATCGCCTTCTTTTGATTTCAGCATTTCGCTTTTAGCGTTTTTAATCACTTCTCTAACATGGGCTTGATGAGCTTTAAATACTTCTTCGCCGAAATGCTCTTTTGCAGCTTGCAGAAAGACCGCTAGCCAATGATTGGTAAAATCACGAAGCATGTGACCTAGATCAAGCAAATATTCATCTTCTGATTTTTGAGCCAATAATTGTGCATATTCCTGAATTGATTCTGTGCCGGTATTCACGACTAATGCTGCTTGAACCTGTGCAACCACCCCCATAATGGCTCTCATGTAAACTTCAAGCTGTTGTGGACCATTAACGTGAGCTTTTACAAACTCTTCGGTTAAATCCTGAATCTTGCGCATGTGATCAGGAAGCAAGGTCATGAAGCGTAATTCCTCGGCATCTACATTCGAGTCTTTTAATGCCTTGATTAAAGCTTCTAATAAATCTTCTGCGTTGCTCATAATTTTTCCTGTGTGTTTGCTTTGAAACGGTTAGCAATTTCTAAAAGCGATAATCCGCTCTCGATACTTGGTACAGTTAAGCTCTCACTCTCGATATATAAGTTAGCGCTTACTTTATTTTCTTGTTGCGATTCTACATGATCATCTTTGGTATTCAAACTATTTTTCTTTAGTTTAGTATTGATTGCATCACTTAATGAATAATTACCCTCTGAATTAACTGGAATTTCTTTATCTAGTTTTTCACCATTAATATTAGTAAGCTCTAACTTATGAAAAAATTTAGAAGAAATAGAAATTCCTTGTTTAGCCAGACGCTTCCCAACTTGTTTTCGCATTTCTGAACGATCAATGTAATAGAGAGCCTTACCTGCCTCAATTTCACGTTCACGCATTTCGGCAGCTTCACAGTGATGTCTGTGGATAGCGACTACGCAAACTGCATCCACCTCGCGCTCATTTCCCTCCTGAACATTATGGATACGCTTTAGGCATGCAGCATAATTAGGACGGTTGCCAGTATGAGGGCAAAAATCGCAGTAATAGGCATTTGTTCCGCTTCTGGATAATTCCAAATCGAGTACAGGAAGAGTTTTAGTTACCATGATCCTTGAACTCCTTTATAGGCAGCATACTCATCTGTATCAAGAATTAATTCGCTCAGTTCGCTTCTGATAGGTCCAAAATAATTTTGAAAAATTGACTTGATCTCAGCTTCTCGCCCTTTGTCAAAAATATTGGATGCTTCGCGACCGAAAATTGATTGAGCATATTCAATTGGATTAATCGAATCCGAATTGGTAGACAATTCATCAACTAGATTACGTACAGCAGCCTTACTTAAATTCTTTACCTTTTCTGCTACTGTTGAGTAAGAAAGTCCTTCGTATTTTTCAAGAATTTCGACCGTTCGGTGATACCCGCCCTTGTTATCATGGTAATCAACAGCCTTGATCGCCAAGCCTAATACTTCATCTTGAGTATGCTTGTGGACAGCAAAATATTCTGTCAGCTCCAAAACCTTTTCATTCGTTGTGGTCTTTGTCACCATAAACCGACAATGTGGAACCCCAATAATTACTCTGTTCATTACCATGACCCCAAAACTTCACCATAAAATTCTTGTCGTTGTGCCATGAGCTGAGCCGCTTTACGCTCTTCCTCTTCTTGTTTTCGTTGCCGTTCTTCCTCTGATTCATAGCTGAATGTAAATTTGTACATGTCATCAACTGGAATCCCGAACGTTTGGGACAAGGTTTCTAAATATTGTTCAAAGCCCTTTTCGGTAATCGCTGATGCAAAAGGCGCTCTAATGGCATTAATCGGAGAGTCGAGAGTCAAATAAGTAATAAAATCATGGAAATTATCAAATTCATGCAGGATTTCGCTTTCACGTAAATCACTATATTCACCTGCTTTACCTTTCGCTTTTAGTGTTTTATTAAATTCGGTATCAAGTGTTTCACCCTTACCTTCTGTATGGTGTTTGACTTGAGCCGTTTGATTTACCGCTGAACCATAAATTTTGAATAATTGCGTGTTGCGTTTAGCTCCGTCCTGTACAGATAACAAGAACATCGAATAATATTTTGTCCCACTCGTATGCAATGAGTAGGCACTTCTGACCACAATTTTTAAACTCATAGTAAAAGCACCTTGAAAACTTCAACAATATTTTAAAAACAATGATTTGGAATCAAATACGATTCAGACTTTACCCATATACTTAATGCGTAAACTTACTGCGCTAATTGGCGTAATTGGTATCGCTTTTCGATACGCTGTGCGAACGATTTCAGGGTCGACTTCATTGGGGTCACATCCAGCAGGCAACGTGGCCAACCTTGCCTTTATGCCAAAGCTATTTATCTTTAAACATGCATCGATCGCAGACAGAATTGCGGCAGGCTCTCCATCCCACATAATTGTCACGCACTCCAATCCCTCATCTTTGAGCTTTAGTAATTCAGCCATTTGCGATTCATCACCACCTACCGAAAGATGCTTACCAAATGACGCGACAACTCCAACATTGCAAAGGAACTCGTCTTCCTTGAAGGCTTGATATATCGCCATAGCGTCAAAAGCGCCCTCTCCCATGACGATTTCAACGTAACCTAGGGCATTATGGCCGTTATATAGGTAAGTGCCCGTAGACGCGAAACCAGGAGGAAATAGATACTTCTTTTCAGCCTTTCCTGTAATATCCCGACCCTGAAAAGACACAAGCTTGCCTTCAAGGTCCCTGACAGGAATGATGATTCTCATGCTGTAGTTTTGGTATTGCTTTTCACCCGTTGGACCTATGTATGCAAACCAACCCTTTTGACAGAATTTCAGTCCAAATTCACGACACGTATCGAGCGTTATATTTCGATCTTTCAGGTACTTTAGGTTCTGACCCATGATCGGCAAGTCATAGGCTTTTGGAAGCTTTAGATCGCCAATTTTGGTTTGTGTGGGTTCACTTTTGCGCTTTGGCTGCCAGCCCTGCTCCTGAGCAATTGCTTTAACATGCTCGACAATCTCTTTATTGCTTAGGCTATTACCACCTATACCAGCCTTAATAAACTTCCATTTCGAGAATTTGGTTTCGCAATCACCATGAAAGCAGTTACCCAAACCCGTATCCTGATTCAGATAGACTTTCCAGCTTGAGTTACCACATACCGGACATTCCTTAACATTCAACTGGATTCCGTTTTTTCCGCGAGTTACTTTGTATTCAAACCCTTCGCGGTTAAGCCAATACTCCATATCAATGCGGTCTAATATCTCCGCTAAACTTTCTTGATCTCTCATATTGCAAAATCGCATTAGATAAAATTAGCGCTTATTTATACTAGCACAAATTTATAAATAAGCGCTTACTACAATACTGGGTTAAATTTATTCGACGCTAATCACTTCTTCCAAGAACCTCATCATGGACACATTCTGCTTAATCACCACAGTAACCCCCATCTCTTGGTTTCGAGAAGCTGCAAAGTACAATCGAGCCTGACCTTTCGCTCTCTCTTCCTCTGTAATGTTGATGGAGATTGCAACGTCAGCGGTCCTGATTTTGTTAAAGTCCTCAGCTACGTGCTCTGCCTTGGCTACCGTTGACTTAAAGCCCTCACGGTTGGTCTGAGTAGCTGTCAGTAACGCCACGTTCTCTTCAAAAGCAATCGCGCGTAAATCAACATAGATAGCTCTTGAGTTCTCTTTTGGGTCATTTGTACGAATATCTGGACGCATCAAATCTGCATAGTCCACAATGATCATATCAAACTTGATTGGCGGTCTTATCGTTCCATCAGGGTTCCGCCCAGGATTCTTATACCTATCAATTAACGCTCTTAGCTGTGACGGAGAAAATGTACCGGAACCAAATTCATGAATAATAAATTTGCCCGCCGTCTTGGCTACCGTCTCGACCGCAGTTGCAACACTTGCAGCCTTCGACGCCAATTCTTTCATGATCACTTTTGAAATAGAGGCATCTAAACGGTCTGCAATAATGTCTTTGCCAACTTCTAGCGTTACATATAAAACGTTGTATCTAGCAAAGCTTGCGATACGGCCAAAGTGAATAAGCGCTTGCGTCTTACCTGCCTTTGCACCGCCCATTAATAGAGACAGCTCCTTGCGTCCCCAACCTCTGTGATAGAGCAGATCATCAAGTTCTTTACAGCCAGTAGTAATGCCTGTCGGAGGCACTTTGCCAGTCAGTTTTTCGATACGTGCCAGCTTACGATTCAACGCCTGAGCGAAGAAGTCATAACCAATACCCTCTTCATTCAATCCGACCGCAATAGCTTCCTTGATACGCGCTTCAATCTTGGCGTAATTCCCTGCCTCAAGATCAGGAACCGAATTAACAATCGCATTGGATACCGCCTGTTTTCGCGCGAACTCAACAACCTTTTCTTCAACGAAAGCCTTGTCAGTGACATAGATGCCAATTAATTTCTTTCTAGCTTCCACAATTGCCGCTAAGGTTTCTCGCTTATAAACTTTAGAAGCAGCTTTATCCTTGATAATTTGGACAACAGAAGCAGGATCAGGAGAACATCCATATTTATTGAAGTGTTGGAGCGCAATATCGACCAGACATGCTTCACCCTGATTTTCGAAAAATTCTGGCTTCAGAATATGGGCGGCTCTTCTAAGAAACTCATCATCACGTAAAGTTAAAGCCGCAATTTTTGATTGAAACTCATCGTCGTAATCAAACTTTTCTTCGGTGAAGCCTTCGAGTTCTTTATCAACGACCTCTTCTTCATGAATTTCGGCCACAGCAGTAGACATATAAGATAATCCTTATAGAAAATAGATGGCTTACGTTTAAGATTTAGATTTCGACTTTCTCTCTAGCTCATCAACTAGGTCTTCAATCCCCTTAGTTGGTGAGAACTCGGAAATTTGGTGTTTGAAAAGAACACGCGCACGATAACGACCGTTTTTATCACCATTCAAATAGCAACGAAGCGAGATCGTTTCTGCATCCGCAGCACGGATGTATCCACGCACAACTTCGCCGTCTGTTTTAATGACTACAATTTCCTGTTCTTGCTCTTGCAGCTTGCGAACAAACTTCATGTAGCCCATTTCTTCAATTTCGCATTCGTTCGCAGGCAGCCTGCGCCCATACGTTTTACGCGGCTGAAATTGAAGTTTTTGCTTTTCTTCCGTATTTAAGTAAATAGACTCCTTTGAAATTGGAGCGCTATTGCCGAACTTGTTTTGTATCGCAAGTTCTTTCTGCCATTCGCTCATTAAAACCTCGAAACATTAGTAATTACTATAAAAACGATATTATCAAATTATAGTAAGCGCTTATTAATATTTTAAGAGAAAAAAGCATTAAATACTGGATTTAATAGCTTGGTTGATGATCGAAATGTCAAAAGACTCTAAAGCTTTTTCAATGCGAAGTGCATCATAGCGATAAATGCATGTCCCTAATGCATAATGCTGCACTTGACGCATCCGCACCTGCTTAACAATAAAATCTTCATAATCAACTTGCATTGGACTGTTATGAAAAAGTGTAGCGGTAAAATATGGACTTTTAGCGATCTGGAGCGAAGCTTGACAATAAGACTCCCACTCATGGAACACTTCAATTAACAGTTCTTCTTTTTTTAGTTGAGCAGGTCTAGGTGGCAAAGGTCTACCATTCGCAATCACCTTAAAGCATTTATCAAATGCGGTTTTTAAATAGAAGTCATAACGCATTCCCAAAGCATCAATTGCCTGTCTGAGTCGCCAAAATGACAAGGCCTCACGGCTGAGTAAGAAATCTCGCTCCTTAATGGGTTTAACGAATTCGGCCGCCTTATGATCAATAGCTTTTCTATAAAAGTTTCGATATTCATTTTTGAAAAGCCGAAAGAAGTAATAAGTGGCTTGCATGGGATGCATCAGCCTATAGTCAAACCACTTGGTTGTCATTAACTGCGTTTCTAGCTTCCGCTCTTTCTTAGGAATGTACTGAATGGTGAGAATTTCGTAATGTTCTAAATCAAGGTCATTGCCATAAAAGTGACCCGCCCAATCTAAATACTTGGGTATTTGTTTTTCAACTTGGGACATCCGATCGTTTCCGAATAATTAATATAAAAACTTAAATATTATAGAAAGTATTATTTAATTATTCGTTAGCACTTCAAAAACCCAAGTTTTCGGAAAAGACCCAAGTGCCGGAATGTTTAAGCCGGTCTTTTAGAGTTATAAAGTTCAATTAATGCGTGTTGTAGAGTTACGCCTTTAATCTGGGCATATTCGCGGACGTATTCCTTGGTTACGCCTTCATCCAGCTTTAATAGTGCCTCATACAGTCGTTTTATGCCATTTAATTCAAATTCATCCTTTTCTTCTACTGGCTTTTCAATAGCAGACTTATAAACGCCAGATTCAACGATAAATTCTTTTAATGGGTTCTCTTTGTTAAGGTCCTCTTCGCTGAGATCACTACCCAAAAACTCTTGGGTCGATACTTTTGGAAGCCTAATGTTTTCTAAAGGAGCGCCTGTCTTTTTAGCTGAATCGGAAGAAGGCTTGCTGTCATGGATTTCTTTCGCTTCGCCTTCAATGAAGTTATCGGTTTTTAAACTTACTTCAAAATAAATGCCCGTGATATTACGTCCTGTCTTGATTTTCTTTTCAGTAATAAACAGGTCAGTAAAACTATTAATCTGATCAATTGCCGGCTTCAATACACGTTTATTGAAGTTGGTCATATCCGTACTTTCGGGATTTTTCTTGTCTCTATACTCATGAGGAAGAAGGCCCATCTTGGCACGGAAGTCCTCAAAGTCATAAACAGGAGTTTTACGTATATCCGAATTTTTCCAACTAGCGACCAACTCATACAGACGGATGCCATATTTACTGGTCACATCGCGTAAATTGTCGATGGCATATTTGGTAAAGGTTCCTTCTAGCTTGGTTACTAGAGGAATCACATCAGGAGCTAGGGTGATCGTTAATAATGCATCATCCTTAACGTATGAAACTCGTGATACCCAACGTGACCGAACTACCTCAATCTTGCCATTTCGCATTGTGGTGTAAGAAAAACGTCTTTCAAATAAGGTATCTTCGGCTTCCTTCAGTGTTTTATATGCCGCACTCACTGTTGTATTAAACTTTTGGGCATATAATGAGGCAGGAATCTCAATAATTGTTTCGGCAGTCAGGTCTGCATTCTTGTTTCTGGAAACTAAAATGGCGAGTAGAATTATTCTTTGCTCAGCAGTGTCCAAAGCGTAGCTTGCATTAATCAATGCATTCGCTTTATAAACATCTGAATTCCTAATAAGTTCTGCCATATATTCCGTTTCAGAAAGGTTTTATTGGTTTTCGTAAAAGGTACATGATTAGATAATGTTTGTAAATCTAGTTAATCAGTCAGAATTGAGCTGATTTATATTTAAGGATTTTGACCAAAACATGACAATGTAATGACATTACCGGAGTTTTTGTACCGTTATAGGCATTCCTTCGGAATTTTTGTACCGTTATAGGGGTTTTTAAACGGAGAAAATGTACCGTTATGACTCCCCTATCGGAGTTTTTGTACCGTTATCATGAATTTGGCTATTTGCTTAGCGGAGAAAATGTACCTTTATAGAGGTGTGAACGGAGAAAATGTACCGAAATCCTTTTATGTATTCTTTAAGTTAATGGAAAAATGGCTTTAAAAGGTACTTATTCGGAGTTTTTGTACCTTTATAGGACTTTTAACGGAGAAAATGTACCGTTAAAGGCGATTTAACGGAATTTTTGTACCTTTTAAACTATTGAAAATACAGGCCAGAATTTTTGTACCGTTAAAAAGGAATATTTGTACCGTAATTAAAACTTTTTGTACCGTTAAAACGGAGTATTTGTACCGCTGAAACGGAGTTTTTGTACCTTAATAGGCTTTGAAAGTATTTGATAGCAATCGTTTCAGAGCCTCTAAAAGAAAAAAAAGAAAAGATTTTAAATTCAAATAGGTTTTAAGTTATCCACAACGGAATTTTTGTACCGTTATTATTAGAACACTTGTAATTCAAAGGATAGAGCGCTTTTAAAAAAAAGAGTTCACAGAAAGAAGCAAAACATGTTTAAGTTTTAAATTCAAATTAACGTCTGTTTTGGAAATAAGAGAAAACAAGGATGATGCATGTTGTGAATAACATCAGGAATGTAACAAACGAAAGAAAAAAAGAAGCCATTATTAACGACTCATAGGCGCACACTGTAAACAAACAGTGACATGGATATTGTTTTGAATTGTTGAAGCTGTACATCCTGAAAACAGGATGCACAGCATTAATGTACCGAAATGCTTCATGATAAGAATAATTTCTTTTCAGCAGCACGGCGGTTAACTAATCCATTAATACGTTTGCCATTGTCAAAAATCCAACGATCAAACTGATTTGCAGCAGCAATATAGTTTCCTTGGTTAAGGACAGCCAACATTGTACTTTTGACAAATGCAGTTTCACCTACGTTGTAAACAAACGAAGCAAGCGCATCAAATTGATTTTGAGTTACCTTGACCTTCACATACTTATCAAGACATGCATCAACCCACTTACAATCGTTTTTGAGCCATTCTTCTGCTTGAGCACGTGTGCAGGTATCACCCATTCTGACAGCCTTGCCATTTGGATATTTGATTGTTCCGAACCCGATAGTCGGTACACTGCCTGTATCCAGATATGCCGTATTCCTGAAACCTTCAAATCCACGAATAAGTTCATATCCTTTTTCGGAAATATCCCATTGCCCTGTAACGCCAGATTCAAGTTTGTAACCAATGAGTTTGGCAAAAGTTTCCAAACCCGCTTTTTCAATGATCTCATCACCAGCGGTTACTTGTTCTTGCGTTAACTTTCCTCCTGACATCGCCCGAAGCCAAGAATAAGTTTGCGCAATCTGGGCCATTTGCACTGATGCAAGTGCGGATACCATGCTACTCATTAATCTTTAAACTCCTTCAGGTCGTTTTTAATATCAGTTGCAACTTCGAAAATGTCGGAACCCTCCTTCTTTTCGATATAGTTGAAAATCCAACGGACAATAGCCCACCCCGGCAAGCCACATGTGAAGAAGAAACCGCCAAGAGCGATCATTCCCCATACGTCTGTTGCCCAAGCGTGAAGGTTAAATTTGATGATGATGAAAGAGCCGCCAGCCAAGCTTGAAATTACTGTGGTAATCAAGCCAACTCCCCACTCTCTCGGAGATCTCGGCATCCGCATCATGAGCACTACAGCCGCAACTGCCATCACACAGATTGCGACTACGATAGTCATGCCAAATGCCTTCCAAGCAGCGAATCCACCGATAGTAGTTGATACTGGTTCGGTCATGATTTTCTCGCCTTAGATTAGTTGAGAAAATATAACATTTTTACTATATTTTATAAATAAGCACTTACTAATAATTTATGAGTGTGTAAAAATTATCGTTGTTCAATTTTTAGGATGTTTACTATGGCATTAAAGCAGATCACGAAAGATGAAGCTAACCTTTTGAACGTTCTTTTAGGGCAAGTCAACTTGCTCGAAGGTCAAAATGGAAAGCCGGTTGAAAACTTGACCTTGATTTACGATCGGAAGACTCCTGGTCTAGCTTCGGTCGGACTGGTTTATGTAGATGAAACCACTACCACTGAAGAAAATGGCGGTACTGCGTAACCATTCGACTTCATTAAAAAGGCTTCCAACTGGAAGCCTTTTTATTACATATTAGTGACGTCAATTGCCATAGCAATACAAGTGGCATTTCCGACTGCGGCTGTGCTAGAGCCTCTATCCTTTGCTACTTTATTCCAAATATATTGCAAATTAAATGTACCGTTTGCTTCGTCAATCCAGAAAGCAGGAATGCAGAAATTTAATCCAAAACTATTTCTGAGAATAAAACATTTACCTTGATACCCAAGTTGAGTAATAACAATAGCAATTTTTTTGCCCACAGTTCCGCCAGCAATTGGCTCAATGTAAGTGGCACTTGGAGTTGTCAGAGGCATATTGTAATTTTGATTCATCCTAATAGCTTGAAGATAACTTACTGGACGGAATATTGGCATATTGGAGTTAAAAATTGGTCGCTCGCTTTCATCGTAGATTTCAATGCCAAAGTTTGTTGCGCTACTTGCTACAAAAGCCTCTCGCATATTCATAAACTCATAAACTGTAAACGTTCCTTCCTCTTTGTAATGAGCATTATTTAATATCTCGATAGAATAGACACGATTAACGCCTACGGGAATATTGTCCTGTAAATCGAATCGCAATCTTCTGTTTGCGTAGTCATGCAAATAGATGGCAATAATTGATTTAGGGGTTAGACATGTGTAGTCCATCTTACTGGCTGTGTAAGTCGTTTTTCGCCCTAAATACAAATGAGAAGATTGCCCGTCAATTTGAATGTCACCAGTATTAGTTTGGATAAAGATACCTTCAGGCATTAGTATGCTCCGTAATAAATACGTATAGGGGTATCACCTGAACTGTAACAGTTAACATTAATAGTTAAGGTGTCCCCTACTAACTCACCAATAAAGATGTAAAGAAGATTTTTTCGCATTCGCACATGGCCAGATGAGTCGGCATATTCGGTGTTATAGTCATATACTCTCCACGTTGTATAATCGGCCAAACTGTTATCCGGACTAAAGATAAAAGGATGCGCATTGATAAAACGTGAATCAGTCACAGAATAACTGGTATTAGCATACTGCTGAGGCACCTCAATGTACCCAAATACCTTACCTGTTAAGTCTGTTAAATCTAAGATTAATTCAGCCTTCTCATTGTAGACCTGTAAGCCTTCTGGCATTTTTGACTCCTTGGTCTTGCTCTTCGTAAAAAGCGCAAGACCGATAATGAATAGTGCCGCAATTAATAAAGCGATTACCATAAACCTAATCTCACTCTGACAGTGTTGTTGTCATCGTAGACAGTGATCAAACTTCCAGTTAAAACCATTCGTGCGCCATTTGGTCTTGAAGGGTCTCTATAAGTGGTAATAGTCCCTAGGGTTGCGCTAAGCGCACTTAAACTTGAGGCATTGATTTTTTCCGCGTTGATATAGCCGATTGACGCATTGTCCAAATACAGTCCGGCAGGTACGACTGTTCCATTTGGCAACGTTGTGGCTGTCGGTTGATAAACAAATGCGTATTTAGGTGCTACAGAACCCGCTGCGGCATCAGATGGCGGAGCGATGGCGAACTTGTTAGCCTGAATAATGAAATCAACGGTTTTGCTATCGTTCTCAATCCCAACACCGCCAATTAAATTGCCGGATTGCAACTTCAAAGTTGCTCTTGATTTCAATCCATCAATTGATTGTTGCTGCGATTGAATTGACGCCGTATGTCCACCCACAGTTGTTTGCAGATTGGTAATACTTGTCGCCTGAGTTGAGACTTTTCCATCAATCGTTGATACCTTGGCATCAAGTGAAGATAGCGCTGAGGCCTCAGCTTTATTAGCCAGACCATCCGTCAAGGTTTTGATGTCCTGAGTCCATGAGCCCCAAGTTGATGTACTGGTGCTGCGACGTTCAGCCGTAAGTTTTGAATCTGTACCTCGTGCAATCTGGATGATCGGACCACCAGATGCGTCAGTCCAATAAACGTATGTTTCAAGGGAGACATATGTACCCATGCCAGTCAAACCTAGCACAGAGGCTTGCTTGAACTCGCGAACGATACGCAATGGATAGTTTGACCAATACCACGATGGAGGCTGATTAGTAGATCGAGTATCGGATACTGCAACATCCTTTAATAAGCCATTCACAGATGCATTCAGCGAAGTAATACTTGAGCCTTGAGAGGTAATTGCACCTTCGGTTGTAGTTACGCGGTTGGCGAGGTTTGTTAGAGCCGAACTATCTGCTTTTGTTGCTAACGTGCCGTTAATATTGGTGATGCTATTGTTTAGCGAGGTAATACTACTGCTATGTGAAGCAATATCCTTACCTTGTTGAGTCACTGTGTTCGACAATGACGAAATGGCAGAAGCATTTGCATCCAGTTGAGTGGTTAAAGTTCGGGAGTCACCTAAACCTACAGGTACACCATTCACAAAACTAAGTGGGTATTCAATCCACTGATTAGGAACAGTCGAATCAAACATACCGAGAATACCATTGCCTGCATCTAGGTCTTTGCGTCCTACAAAAATAGGAAGAGCATTCCAGTTCCAAGATCTGAAATATGTGTCGCCAGCACCACAAGCAAGTAAAAGCGCACGTAAATCAGTATTTGGGTTTGAATTTCCAACTGAGCCAATGTTGTCTGTACCCACGATTGCAAAGTAAGTGCCCGATGCAAGCGCCTTGATAGCGGCATAGATGGCGTTACATGCAGATACGATGTCGCCATAGGTGTCATATTGCGTACAGCTTTCAACGTCCCCATTTTTAAACACAATGAGATTTAAACCGCGCCCAAATCCATATAATCGCGTATTGTTTCCAGTGTAGACGCCAGCCGCCTTTGGCATGCCAACGGCAGAGCCGTTACGGAAAGTCACCAGCGAATATGACTTCGTATTACCGATTTGATTAGTGAGCGAGGTAATGCTGCTGCTATTTGATGTAATAGTATTGCCTTGCTGACTTACTGTATTAGTAAGATTTGCGATAGCAGCGGCATTTGCATTGCTATCAGGAATGTAATCATATGGGCTTGGAATCCAAGCGTCAGTCGTGAGTACATCGCCTTTGACTAAAACTGCCCAATAAACAGTACCGATAGTGCCCTTATCTGCGGTCGGACGGTTGATCATGTAGAAGTGGATAATTGGGCCAGAGGCAACTGCGCTGTTTTTAACAAAGGTAACTTTGTTGATAACCTTACCGTCTGTATTAACAATAGATTGCAAAGTCTGGCTACCACCACCCGCGTAAACCGCTAGGTAAGAGTTGTTATCGCCAGTCCCTCGTTTATGTTCAGCGCACCAGATCAAGGTGTATTTAGCGCCAATTTCCCAATCTTCACCTAGTTTGTAAGTGTGGTGTGGGTATGAGACGCCATCATACAAGCCAACTACATTTGATTTAATGAGAAGGTTAGTTCCACCTTTTCCGCTAACTGCTAATGAGTTAGTCAATGAGGTAATTGAGTTACCTTGGCTTGTGATATTTCCTTCTGCATTTGTTACGCGGTTAGAGAGCGAATTTAACGCTGTCGCATCTGCCTTTTGAGCAAGGGTGGCATTGATGTTTGTGACGCTATTGTTGAGCGAAACAATATTGTTAGATGCGGAAGTTACACGGCCGTCAATATTTGTAACTTTGGAATCAAGCGTACTTAATGCAGACGAGGTTGCTTGCAAGTCGGTTGCTAATTTCTTATTACCTGTAATGTTACGTACTTGAATGTTCGTAACATGCCATTGCTGCCCCGCTGCCTCTGACGCAGCAATACTTACTTGAAGCCAAGGTCGAATTTCAACCATGCCATTTGGCACAGTGAAATAACCTTCCACCATACCCCAAGCATTTTTATCTGTAGACTTGACGGCAACACTATACCAAGTATAAGTACCTGCACTGTTTCGAGTATTGAAACCAAGTACAGCAGAAGCGATTACTGATGTATTTGGCGTTGCAAACCAAGCCGAAACGTAGAACATGTCGCCAACATTACATTTGACAAAAGGACCGTAATAACTATCGCGGTTATTCAGTCTTAATGCTTTTGGAGAAGGCGGGTTAGGTGCTGCGTCAGTCGCATCAACAATTACGCCAGATGTCCAATCGCTTTTCGGGTCTACGAAATCAGGATTAAGAACAAGATTCGATAAATCGTTGTTAGTAATCTTGTTGGTTAAGGTGGTAATAGAATTACTTTGTGAAGTAATTGTATTACCCTGTTGAGACACAGTATTTGTCAGATTGCTAATTGCAGATGCAGTGGCATTAAGCGTTGTTGAAATGTCTAATAAAGACGGCTCAATGATCGCCGAAATGCCATTAGATGCGAGGTCTGCCTCTGCCATGAAGCTTGCAGACCAACCATTCATCCATTCGTCTGGCGGAGTTGTATAGCCGATTTCGGCATCAATGTTGAATTTTGGATACTGCCAATAAGCACCGGGCGCTTGGGACGTCAAAATAATGACTACTGTGCCATTACGGACGCCCATGCGAACTCGAATTGGCATGGTGCCCGAATTCACTACACCATGTTGAAGTAGAGAGGTGCCCGAATATGCATAACCCCCAATGTTCAGATTAATTTCATTCTTAGCGGCCAAGTAGTTATAGCCAGTAAGTGAAAGTCGGAACATTTTATTTGTGAACGTAATTGGCGTTTGGATTACGATATTGCCAGTTAGATTTGCGCCGTTTTGTTGCCACACCAGCACGCCTCTAAATAACTTAGCTGCGCCAGTGCCGCCCTGAATCTTTGGCAATGCAGCGTTGGCTGTATTGGTTGTAACCGTCAAGCTGTTACTTAAATTAGTAATCGCGTTGCTTTGATTTGTTAAACCATTTTCAGCAGCCGTCATTCTTGTCGAAAGCCCGCTTAGAGCCGAGTTTGCCGCTGAGATATTCCCTTCTGCTGCACTCATACGAGAGTTAAGCGAAGTGATTGAATTTGTTGCTGTCGTTAAGCGTCCATCAACTTCTGATACTTTGGTATCAAGAGCGCTAATCGCTGATGCATTTGCATCATTGGCAACAATTGCCTCTGCATCTTCCAGAATTAGGTAATCAAGCTCAACAATGCCCGTTTGCGCCGAATAGTTTGCAATAAACATCGGCGTGATGAAGCCTGCTTGTTGTGAAACAGTACGTGGGCTTGTTTTTGAGCCTGAACCTGATGCCGCTCCTGCTGATCGACCTTTGATATACGCAACGATTTCTTGCCATTCATCGATCGCAGGCGCGTGGGCATTAACGACATAGTTAGAAGATCCCATGTCGCCCGATAATGCGTTGGCTGTTGTTACGTATAGTGCCTTGTCTGGGGTTTTCTGAGAGACACCGAGGTAAATTGTGCCTATTCCGGCACGACGGCGATACCGCGCACGAAGTCGATATGTCTTAGTTGCATCAAAAGGAATGAAGTTATTCGGATGCATCCAAACAATATCATTGCCAGCATTATTTCCAAGTTGAATAACACGACCCGCTTGGCCATCCGCTTGTGCAACAATTGAGTATTCGCCTGACGTATTAAAGAATGTCCAATCGCCCTGTGCATTACCCGCATTCATTGAAATGCTTGAAGTAGCGTTGCTTAAAGTTGAACTTAAAGCTGTAATGGCATTGGTATTTGACGTTACTTTGCCATCGACATTCGTAACTTTCGTGTCGAGGTTTTGAAGCGCAGAAGCATCAGCTTTTTTGTTTAAATTGCCTTCTGTGGTCGTCATGCGACTTTCGAGGCTAGTAACACGTCCCGCAGTTGCATTATTTTGATTCGTGGCTGTATTGAACAGGTCAGTCGCTTTTGCTTGAGTGGAAAGAATCATTCCAGTTGGGTCGCTACCTGCAATCCAAGCCGAAGGGGTTGTGTTGTTACCAACTTGCCGTTCAAGCATCATTCTTTCGATATTGATAACTTGTCCCGCAGGTTTGCCTGTAGGGTTTCCGATTAACAGCATACATGCAGCGGCACCACCAGCGGGCACCGTGAACACCCCGCTATAGCGGGTTAATGTTGCGGTAATATTAAAGCGCAGGCGTGTACTATCTACATTGTAGAGTTGCCACTCAATAGCATGCGGTGGGGTTCCGCCAACAGTTTTGGCAACAAAACTAAAAATGTATGTACCTTCTGTTAGCCACTGTCGCGGAACTTGGCCGCCTCCAATGTTGAAGTATGTGCCGTTCCCTGAAGAAGCAGGCATCGTGAATTGGAACGCGCGTACATTTACCGTATCTGGCGATTGGATGATTTCAAATGGCAATCCAGACGTCCAGTTGGTTGGCTTTTCTACTGGATTTGAAATCTCAGGGCCAAGCAAGTTCACGCCCTGATTCGGCAACCCATCAAAGCTGCTTTGTAAAGCCGTTAAGGCCGATGAATTTGAAGTAACTTTGCCATCGATTAGCGTTACTTTTGAATCCAATGACTGTAATGCACTCGCGTCCGCTTTATTCGAAAGTGCGCCATTAATGCTAGTAATGCTGTTGTTGAGTTGGGTAATCGAATTGCTGTGAGAAGCAATTGTATTACCTTGCTGAGTGACGGTGTTTGACAGGGTGTTAATCGCATTCGCATTGGCTGCAATAGCATCGCTATAAGCCTTTGGAATGGTGTCGTTCACAGCCGTTACATCAAATACTTCATAAGAAGCAAGAATGACAAAAACAGGATTATCTACGGTTGGTACTGGCGGGTTAGTGCCGGCAATTACGCGGAAATGACCTTGAATAGTAGAGCCACTTAAATCAGCCCCACCTTGTACGACAGAGTAGTACGTTTCAAATTTGCCAGTTCCTAGATCATTACCCAAGATTCGGATGTATCCACCCGTACCCGTAGCATTACCGATGGCTTGTAATTTTGTACCCACTGGCATCTTAATAATTTGTTTAATTAAGAAGGTTTTATTTGCAGTGAGTACAAGCGTAGGTGAAGTTGGATACCAGCCACCGCCCAACGCTTGAGTTGCCTTAATGAGCATTTCATTGGTTGAGCCAATAGGGTTGTCCGTTGACTTGGCTTGCTTAATCCATGAGGTGCCCGCAGGGAAATTGTATGCAGATAAACCACCAGCAGAGGTCGTTTTGAAAGTTGGATCGTCGCGTAGAGGCTTGCCAAGAGATAACAGTCGCGCCAGAACGTTTACGTCGTTCAAGTTACTGTTTGTTAGATCAAGGCTATTGCTAAGCGAAGTAATCTGCCCGCTTTGACTTGAAATCTTGCCCTCGGCTGTTTCCACTCGGCTAGTTAAGTTATTGACCGCGCTTGAATCGGCTTTGTTTGCCAGTGTTCCATTGATTGAGGTGACGCTATTTTGTAGCGATGCAATTGAATCACTTTGATTGGTGATCTTGCCCTCAGCGGTTGCCATGCGTGTCGATAGTCCACCAACCGCAGTATTTGCGCTATTGATGTTTCCTTCGGCCGCAGACATGCGAGAATTTAATGACGTAATCGAATCCGTAGCAGTTGTTAAACGACCGTCAATGTTTTCAACTTTCGTTTGTGTGTTTTGAATTGCGGACGCATTAGCATCAAGCGCAGCTTGTGTATCGCGTGGACTTGGACTCCAAGCTGTAGCTTTGGTACCCGCTTCAATTTGCAGTTTGCGAATCGTCGGGATACGGCCAGTTCCATAAGTCCCGTAGAACTCAATTGTCGAAACCGTTGTACTTGCGGTGTGCGATTTTGGACTAACTGTTACTGAGTATTTGGCAAACTGATTGACGATAACCGCGTTAACGGAAGTAACGAATTGGTGAGCAGAACCATTTGAAGAATAAACTTGGACTGAACCAGCCACAGGAACGCTCATTTCAAACGAAATCGTGATTGGCTTCTCAAGGTTTTCGTCATAGAACGTTTTTAATTCGGCGCTGCGTTCGTACAGCAAGTATTCTTTGTTAGTCGCTGCCGTTGAAGTACGTGGAGCTTCCGAGTTTGCAACAACGTTTACGCCACCAATCGTCAATTGACTGTTGAACTTGTCGATTGCGCCAGAGGTGGCAGAATCAGCCTCAGTTTTTGTGTAGTAGTTGTTTAAAGCAGATGCGTCTGCTTTGGTTGATAGCCCATTCTCAACTGTCGTAACACGCCCTTGAAGAGCGGTAACGGCATTGGCAGTACTTGTTACTCGGCCATCAATTTCTGAGACTTTTGAATCCAAAGAATTGAGAGCGCTTGAGTCAGCTTTGGTTGAAACGGCTTTGTTGGTAGATGCTAGATCGTTTTGAAGAGAGACAATTGACGACCCTTGTGATGAAATTTGCCCCTCAGCATTAGAAACGCGAGTTGTTAATGCATTTAAAGCTGTAGCATCCGCTTTGTTTGAAAGGGTTCCATTAATCGTATTAATGCTGTTGTTTAGTTGCGTGATCAAATTGCCTTGAGATGTAATTTTCCCCTCGTTGTTCGAAACGCGTGTAGTTAGGTTGTTGATTGCTACAGCGTTTGTATCTAAGGCATTCTTAATCGCATTTAGATCAGCAGGACCCGCCGTCCACGTAGAAGCAGGCTTTTCGGAACCGACAGACTCTTCAAGCATCAACATATCGATGAGGTATTCGCCGGCAGAAGGCCCTGAAGGGTTACCTACGACATAGACGGTGGCGCCGATTGCATTTGCAGGTGAGTTGACTGGTCTAAATGAGTATCGTTGGCCGTTAGCGTTCGGAGCAATGTAAGAATCTGTTTGACCTTGTGGAAAAATGATTCCGGCATTTGTTGTGATGTTTCCAGTGCTAGGGTCACGAATAAACCACAGGATGTTGAAACGGAATGACGGAACGGCTGTTGATAAAGCCTTCAACCAAACGCTAAATGTATAAGCGCGCCCCGCTTCAACTTGCATCGCCATTTGTGATGGTGCTAGAGCGGCTTGAGCGGTGCCGAAATACACATAATGAGCCGCCGCCGTGAAT